TAACATCAAATCATTTAATTTACCATTTGTATCAACTTCGCAATTAAAACCATTTTTATTATCCACTTCATCCATCATTATATGTAAATGCTGGTTTTCTTTTACTTCTGGTTCTTTTTTAGCCTCTTCTTTCTTTTTGTTAGCATTGAACATTTCCTCAACTTGCTTATCAACTTGTTCTAGTATTTCCTTTTTAATTTCTTCTTTACTTTTGTTTTTACCACTTACGGTAATATGACTTATTCCAAACATTTTATCTTTCCTCCTTATTTCTTAAATATTCGGCTTTTTCATCCTCATTCAACCAATGACTTACTTTTTCCACTCCATTAGTGTAAATACCTTTAATGTTACCCTTATCACTCTTGTAAGTATATAGTAATCTAAAGTTATCCTTAACTAAATCCCATTCCTTACCTTGTAATCTTTCGTAGCGCTTTGGTTTTTGTTCTCTTGCCTCTGAATTCTTATTCATCTATCTTCTCCTCCTCCTCTATATTATTATACGAAATATTTTTCGGTTTACGTCCTTTTGGTAACGGTTTATCTTCATTTAATTCATCTAAATAAGATTCCTCAAATTGTCTATAATTATATTTAGTTTGTAATTCCTTATCTTTCTTACGTAATTCTACTACCAGGAATTCTCTATAATCTTTTTGCTTTAATTTTTCCCTTCCGGTACCATATATGTTCCACAACTCCCACATCTGTTTGATTTGTCTACGTTCTATTCTTAATTCTTGTAATAGATTTATTAAGTTTATAGCACCATTTCTACTAATACAATGGTCTTCTAAATAATGTTCTATATCCCTAATCTTTTGCTGAACCTCTTCCAACTTGGAACAATAATCATATATATCTGATTCAGCATCAGTAACTGAAGCTATGGAACTAATTAACCTATCCAATAATTCATCCTTCTTCTTTGCCATCTTTAATTGTTCCACCTTTCTTCTTAAGAGCTTTAACCTCATCATATAATTTATTTCTCTCCTCTTGAAGGAAACTAACTTTGTTATTTAATCTTTCTACAGTTAGTTTTAATCTTTTGTTTTCTAATGGGTCATCCATATTTTTAATTACTTTGGCATATACATCACTCGCCATCACTTGTTTTAATACTTCTAACTCACTAGCAACTGTATTATATTTCTTCCTCCAATAGAAGGCACTCCAAATACTATTGGATTCCTCTATCAAAGGTCTTTCTTTCTTTTTATTTTTCATTACCTTCCCTCACAACATATAAATCATAACCAACTTGTTTATATGAATAACCATATTTTTCAATTAGTAAATCCATATAATGATAGTTTGAATCCTGTTGTCTGGCACAATAATCTCTTTGAGTCCAGTTATTTTCTAAGCAGGTTACGTATGTTTGTACCATTTCCTTTTCATATTCTTTATTTTGTTTTTGAATACTTATAATTCTAAGACTAATTATACTAACCAAAACTATAACCCCTATAATAACTAATAAAACCTTAACCCACTTTTTTAATCTTCTTCTTTTCATAATATAAAACCTTTCCTTTTCTTAAATTACCATTCCCATACATTTACTTGTATGTCATTATCTTCAGTTATTTTAAATTCATAACCAAGTTCCAAATTATTCTTTTCCATATAATCTACTATCACTTCTGAATAGAAATTATCCAAAGCATCTTGTACTTCATTTCTTTTACTTAAATCGGTACCACCTTTAACTAAATATCTTAGCACCTCTGTTCTTATTTGGTCTTTTAATTGATTGAAATCTTTTTCCATAATGTAACTCCTTTCTTTATTACTCTTTAATTATAGCATACTTTATGAGAGAAATCAATCATAAAATGGTAATTTCCTAAAGAATTGGTAAGTTTTTACTATTTTACTAAGTATTCATCTAACTTTTCTTTAAATTCCTCAAGTAATCCTGGTGATTCTACTATATATGTTGCCCTCATATCAGCCATATGTAATAGTAATGATTCTGGATACTTATTGAATAATGCTGAAGAACTAAAGTAACTATTATCCACAAATCCACCCATATGATTTCTAATCATTGCAACTTCCACATCATTTAGTTTTATAAACTCTTGTGCTATTATAATACTTTTCTCACCGTGTCCTATTGGATACATATCATCAACTGTATAATATGGTTCTTGTACCCAAGCCCCATTCTTCTTAACATTTCTCACATCCATTTTATAATAGTTTACTTTGCATATATCATGTAGTAATGCTGTAATGATTAAGGTATCTTGTGGTATACTGAATAATCTAATTAAATCTTGCTGTCTAATTAGTTCATAGTAAACATTTAAACTATGTTCCATCAATCCACCTTCTTTGGCATTATGGTATCTTGTACTTGCTGGTGCTACTTTAAAATCTGAATTATTCAACCATTCCACTAATTGTTTCATACCAGGTCTTTTAGTACTTAATAATAATTCTGAGTATTCTTTCCACATATCCTCAATTGTATTAGTCTTCATAATGAACTTGCTCCCTCCTTTCATTTGTAATAAACTCACTATCTGCTAACATCATATGAATAGGGGTACAAGTATCTTTTTCTAAAATATACTCACCTTTAATAACTCCATCAATAAATGCTTTAATACTACTTTTATTATCTACTCCGTATTTTAGAAATCTACTTGACCCATTATATACTTCGTTAGCATACGTTTTAATAAATAAGAATTGTGGGTTAGTTCTAGATTGTCTATTTACTGCCACCACAAATCCTTTATAAATAACTTCAACAGTAAATGGTGTTCTCCATCTACCGCCTTCTCTTGTTTTTATTTGGTCACCTAATTTATATTGTCTTAACTTTACCATATTATCTTGAACTCCTTTTCCAACTTTTTAACTGTTTGTTTTTGTGCTTTTAATAATTTTCTTGCTAATAATTTAGTTTTAATATAAACCATAAGATTCTCATTTTCCCAAACCTCTTTCAAAGTTTGTTGAACATTAAACTCTGTTATTTTTATATTTATCAATTGCTTATAAATATCAACTAACTTTTCATAGTTTGGTAATCCATATTCTGTAACGAATTTACTATCAGCCCAGAAAAATACTAATCCATAATACCATTCCTCACAGTTTTTTAAGATTTCATACATCTTATCTCTATCCTCAGGTAAACTAATTATATGTAAATTACCACTTAGTACTGAATATTTATTATCCCAAGCATAATATTCTTGAGTTCCTTGCTTCCTAATAATTGTAAAATCACTGTAATCATCCATTATTTCATAAAATTCTATCTTATCAAAATCCTTATCGAACTTTGCTACTATTCTTTTTGCCATTCTTGTCTACCTCCTCGTATAGTTTTAGTTTAACTTCACTAACCATAACATCTGATTTCTTTGCGGCAAATATATTACTTATTTCAGCACTAATCTTACCCAATTCTAAAGGATTAAGCAGTATTTGATGCAATGTATCATTGTCTCTATCTATATATAAAACTATTATTTCTGGTTTATCGTCCATAACCTAGATCCTCCTTATAATCTTTGGAATGTTTTTGTCTATTTTCCCATTCCTTTCCACGTAAAAGTGGGTTTTGTTTCTGTAATTTAGTACTTAATCTAATAACTGATGCCATTGTAGGAACTTTTGGTAAATCCTTATCCTCTGCATCCTCTGTAAAGAAAGTATACATTGAAGTCCATCTAATATAATCTCTACCCCTTATTTCTGAAATACAAGCTAAATATAGTTTACCTGTATCATCTCTTAACATCGGATAGTGATATAATAACCTAAATACTAAATCCTCATATCTTCCAACATCACTTTTAGCTGCCAATTTTAACATCTCCTTCCGTTTTATCTACTTTAACGAATGTAACATTCATAGTACCTCCGGTTCCACCATTTCTATCTACTATATTGAATCCATACATTCTATTCAGTTCTTGGACTGATGTTAATATTATACGATGGATTGACTCAGTTAAGACCCCTTCATTTTCAATTCTTTTCTTGGCTAGTTCAATGTTTTCAGTTAATAACTTAACACCTTTATCAAAGTTATACATATCCCCTAGAACTTCATTATTTCTAATTTCAGTGTATAACTCTTTTAACCTTGCCACCACTCTAGGATTGTTCATTAGTTTCTTAAGTAATTGGTTTTGGTTTCCAGTACTATAACCTTTTCTAGATGGATATACCTGTAACATAGCATCTAATGGTTCTAATCCTTGTGTAGCAATTAACTTACAAAAGTTTTCTTGTATATCAGTTAATTTTCTATCTATTGTTTTCTTTACCTTTTCCTCTTCCACTAAAATAACCTCCTATCCTTTCGCCTTCCTCTTTGTTCTTTTAAATATTTTTTGTAACAACTAGGACCGTAACCTAATAATTGGGATTCATTATTCTTTAATCTCCTCCCACATCTCTTACACCTATCTTCTTTTTTGAATTGATAGCTTCTTACTATTTCCATTATAGTATCACCCCTATCAACCAATCCCACGCCAAATCAGCTCTCATTCTACCACTCCTTACATCTAGGTCTAATTGGTATAATAAGTACCTTATATCAAGTAAATCTGTTTTGGTATAACTAATATTGAAATCTCTTATTTCCTTTATTCTGCCCCAGTATTCACCGGCATTATAAGCTCTAGTTCCACCATCCCATTTACCATAGATTTTTAAGTATAATGCTAATACAATTGTGTTATATAACTCCGGTAAATAACCTAGTATATTTTCATCTTTTAATAATTTCATATACTTTGCTAATAATCCACCATCTCTTCTTAGAAAAGCATTAGCAAATTCTTTTGCTGTTGGTATTACCTTCCTGTCATTAAATAGACAAGCATAAGTCATTGCATCTATTGCATCATCATTGTACTCCATTTGGTTTACTTCACAATCATATTTTTCTTGATTCTTAAACCATTTGTACTTATTCATCTCCTCTATGATATTATTATACGAATTATAACAATTGAAAGCGATTTTTTGTACTAACATTCTATCTCTAATTGGATACTCCCTAGTTACATATTTCATAGCAATATCATCTGATACTCTATTAAATACTGTTATATAATCATCCAGTACATTTCTAAATGGTCCTTTCTCTGGTATCTCTTCGAATACTAAAATTACCACATGACCTTTACAAAGTCTTACAAGTCTTTCATATACTTTTTCCTTTTGTTTAAGAAAATCTACATCGTTATATACGATATATGCCGGTTTCTTACCGAATAGAGCCCTTTTCTCAAGTTCCCTATATAAATTACTAACTGTATCCAAACTCTTTAAATTGCCGTATATTTCACCGATTTTCAAATAGTATAAACGTCTTATGTAATTCTCTTCACCAGTAAATATATATAAATTCTGTGTTAGATTACCTTCTTTCAATTCTTTCTTTAAATCTATCAGTGATTTCATTATACCATCTCCATTAACATATTATGTACTAAGTTTCTATAATTACTTATAGCAATCCTATTTAACATTGATTTAGTATACTCCACTGCCAGTACCACCTTATAATAATCCTTGTTTATTCTATGACTACTTCTACTTAGTATATCTAGATAAAGTAGTAACCTATCCTTATCATCTTTCCAAAACTTTGCTGATATTCTGGAAATATCTTCTAATTTTAATCCTCGATTCAAGGACTCTACTGTCTCATCTGCTAAATCCAATACCTCTGTTAAATAATCACTACTCTTTAACTTAAATAATAAAGTTGGTGTTAAATCCAAATAAGACTTGTTCAACCTGTCTATTAGTACGTCTTCTACATCTAAATTATTACCATACTCTTTTATATCCTCAAATAAATATGCCGCCATATCAATGACATATGCCCTACTTACTAAGGTATCTAGAAAATTATATGCTGAAGTAGTAACCACTATTCTAATTCCCTTTGGTGTTTCCTCTGCTATTTTTAATAATGCCGCCTTAGCCGCTGGGGAAGATTTATCAAAATCTTTAAAATGGTATACACAGTTATTATTCATATTACTGCTATTAACTAAATCCCTTATTGTATCAACTTTATTATCTAATAATAAGTAATTCATTTTATAATGGTCGGCAATATACTTTGTTAAATAAGTTTTACCATAGTTCTTCGGACCTTTAATAAGAATGAAAGTGGCATTGTCTAATTTACCACTATCTATTAACTCTTTATTTTTCTTTTGACCAACTAAATACATCTTTCAATCACCCACGCCTCAAGTAATGATTTAACATTCATCTTTGGTGCTGTTATAACCGAATATAATTTAGTAATATAGGTTCTAATGTAATCAGAATCATTCTTATTATACTTATTCAATAAATCTGCTGGTAAATTAGCAATTTCTTTGCTACCTAATACTAAATACTTCTGTAGGTTTAGTAAAAACTCAAAGTAACTATTTACTAATAAACCCATATCAATACCACTCATAAAGAATTGGTTCAAGCAATCTAATGCCGCATTTGTATCTTTATCTAATAAACATAAAGTAAATTCACTTAAATCATATGGGGTAACCCCTGCTGATAATACATCTACTACATTCTTTAAACTTAAATCTTTGCTATAAGATAAACATTTATCCAATGTAGTAATAGCATCCCTCATTCCACCTTGTGCTTGTTTTGCTATATAATCTAAAGCTTCCTCCTCAAATCTAATAACATTGTCCTCATAGTACTTCCTATCAGCTTCCACGTCATTTAATTGCCAATCCCCTTTATTATAATAATTTTCATTGTTTTCCTGTTCAATGATATATTTTAATCTCTTTATGATTCCATCTTTACTAATTCTTTGGAAATTATATCTTTGAACCCTACTTAATATAGTGCCGGGAATCTTCTGTGGGTCTGTTGTACAGAACATAAACACTGTAAACTTTGGCGGTTCCTCTAATAATTTTAAGAATGCTTGCCAAGCTGCATTTGATAAACTATGGCACTCATCAATTATGTATATCTTATATTTACTATCCATTGATTTGAATTTAGAATCTGTAATAATTCTTCTTACATCCTCAACTGAATTATTACTTGCTGCATCTAATTCTATTGGACTTCCCTTATGCTCATTTATCATATCGGCAATTATTCTGGCACAAGTAGTTTTACCTGTTCCAGCACCCCCACAAAATAGATAAGCATTTCTTAAATCATCGTTAGCTATCTGATTTTCTATAATTACTTTAATAGCACCTTGTTCACTTACATCTTCGAAAGTTTTAGGTCTATATTTATTTGCTAATGGTTGTGCCATTATTGTACCTCCTCTACACTATTTTAGATTTCTCTATCTCTTCTTCTTTCTTAATGGTACTTTTTTGTTTATATGAAACCTCATTTTTCATTCTGCTGTTTCTATAATCTAATTGACCATGAGTGTATTCATATATTCCTCTAATCATTTGTTGAACTTTCTTTCTATGTAAATTATAATCTAACCCAAAGTAAGCCATCCATTCTTTATAAAGTTTTGAATGTTCATCCTTATCATTTGTGTTAAAATCATTTTTGAACTCCATTAGTTTGTCCTCATTGATTAGGTAAATATCAAATCCAATCGGTGCTGTATTATCCAATGTTGTTTTAAATCCATAAACAGTACCTCTAAGTAATAACTTCTGTGTTTCTGGTAACTTGTCAAAGTCCTTAACTATTCCTCTTTTAAGAAATTCCTTTACTTCCTTCTTCTTTTTCTTTCCAAACATTATATCATTTCACCTCCTCCTGGTCTTTGTATAACATAACTTTTATGTTCATCTTTGTACTTATTTAATTCTTTTAGAATCTTCTTAAGGATTAGCCCTAATTCCATTCCTTTCTGTTCTACTAGAATCTTATTCCAACCATCTTTACTTTTCTTATATACCTTTATGGTATAAGATGGTTTATAGCTAGTTAATGGATATTTTACTAAAGTAATTGCTAAGTAAAATTCATCAGCAATTCTATAAATATCCCTCCATAACTTTTCAGTACCACTTAGTTTTTCAACTAATAAATCATCCAACCATATCCCATCATTATTCTTTTCCATAAATCTCCTCCATGTAATCCATCAACATATCCATCAGATGGTTATCAATTATGTAATAATCTTTTCCATCCCCGAAATCGAATGCTAATGCTGAATGCTGTTTACCCATAGCAAATCTTTCCTCATTCAATTTCTCTAACCAGTCTTTTTTAATTGAAACTGATTTAACTTCTTTTGTTGCTGTTTTACATTCAACTAATAAATAATCTGTTCTTACATCACCCTTATAGAATCCTGTTGCTCCACTATTGGCATTAACCTTGCCACCAAGATTTTTAGCCACTCGCTTCTCCTGTTTCTTAGAATAATGCCTTGTGTCCATTTAACTTCCTCCCTTCAATTTAATTATACGAAACTTTTGAAGTGATTAAGTCATATAACTTGGAATCTTCTTTTAATCTTTTGTATAAATTGGTTCTGCCTTGAACTTTAATTTCCTTTCCATCCTCATCACATAGAACTTCCCCTGTTTCAGCATCTACTAATGTAAAGTAACTACCATTTTGAACTATGTAACCGGTTTGTAATAATACATCAACCATATCATTTATGTAATCTATACCTTCTAAATAGTTTAAAGTATAATACCCTAATCTTCTATCACTACGGCATACCTTTGATTTCTCAATTCTTACATTAACCTCATTACCTGCCGGATTCTCACAACCTCTATTTAGATGCTTATAATTTACATCTAAGAAATCCCCTTGTTGGAACATTAACCTTACACTACAATTATGCTTAAATCCTCTACCACCAGGTGTTATGAATGTATTATATGGATTGTTTAAATCTTCCCTAACTTGGTTTATCATTATGCACATACAATTATATTTGCCTAGTAATGGTACCACTATATTACAAAACTTAGTAAGTGACATTGCTATACCACCATAGGTTTTCTTCTCTATATCTTCCTCGAATGCTTGTTTACTAACTAATTGTGCCACTGAATCTAATACTATAAGTCCAACCTCACCTGTCTCAATGACTGCTCTCATTATTTCAAATATTTGTTCTGCATATTGTTCTTGAGGTTTGATTAGTAATAAATCTTCCACTTTAACACCTAGTTTTGTAGCCCATTCAACATCGAATGTATTTTCAGCATCTACAAAGCACACTTTTCTTCCTTGACCTTCTTGCTCAAACTTTATTTGACAATTCTTAACTACATCCAATGCTGTGGTAGTTTTACCACTCTTTTCAGCACCAGCAAATTCAATCATTCTTCCCATTGGTAATCCACCATACATCATATAGTTTAATCTAGGACTACTAAATGGAACTAATTCATATTTCATCAATGCCGCATCATTACCACTGAAAGCAATTTCCTCTTTGTAATCTTTATTGATTTGTTTTATTAAAGCATCCAACTTTCCCATTACATTACCTCCTCTAGTGTAGTAGTACAACTAAATCTAATAATTTCAAACATCTCCGGTTCATCAAAATGTTTTAATTGTTCTTTTACCTCTTTGTATGTATGATACCAGTTTGCCTTCATTATATCTAACGTAAGTTCCCCATCATTACAATCAAATTCGTGGGTTTCTTTATCTCGTATTACATAGTAATTCACATTCTTACCTACCACACCATAAATTGGTTTATTATTATTTGATGGAATTATATTCATTTTCTCACCCCTCTAGATAATTCTAAATCATTCATTCTGGCATCAAATACCCTCTTTAAACTATTTATCATTTCTTGTCCCATTTCAACTTTACTTTTAATCATCTTATAAGACCTTTGATAAATAACTTGGTTCAATGCCTCATTTAAACTTTGAATTTCCGCTTCAGTATTTTTATCTGCCACAGTTCCTGCTGCTTTCTTTCTCGCCTCATTGTATTTTTCCATTTTAGCCATCTTAGCAACATCTTCTTTTAATCCTACAAATTCCTGACCTTCATTTACAAAATACAATGCTGTTGGTAATTGAGTTAGTAAATCTTCTATTTCTTCATTAGTAATCTTATCATTACTAGTAAATATTTGCCTACATATTACCATAATATCATCCAATGGTTTAGTATATTGTCTAGTAATATCATAAACAATATCTTCAATTATCTTGCTATTCTCCTTGATTTGCTGATTCAGTATTTCTTCTTTCTTCATCGGCTCTTTCCTTTCTAGTTTGGTCTATTAAATAGCACATTACACAACCATTATGTTCCTTCAGTTTTGGGTCATTATGGTTAAATAATGTAAATCTATGACAAACTGAACATCTATGTTTTGGTTTCTTACCAAACATTTCTTTTAGTACTTTCTTATCATTTTCATCTCTAATCTTTTTATATTGATTTCCCATTTTTATCCTCCTTTCCTATACCATACCACATCTTGAACCAATCATCGGCGGTCATTGTTATTAACCACTTAGTATTGTTCTTTCTATGTGCTACTATTGGGATTTCTGAATGACCTTCAGAATCCCTAATAGCTTGGTCTACTGCCTTATGAATATTTAATGCTTCCACTCTTTTAACTTCTATATGTATTCCTGGTATACCAATTACATCTGCTTTACTATCTAATTCTTTACCATTATACTGTGCCGTTCTTCTAACATCGAATCCCATTGCCTTACAATAGTTAGCAAATTCTCTTTCACCTGCAGCACCCTTTTTCTTACTATTTATCATAGTTATTCCTCCTCTTTGGTTACCTCTATATCAATTGCCTCAGTAGTAGTTTGTTTTATTACTTCTAATATTTGACTTCTAGATAAACTACATTCCTCTTTTTCTAAGAAATAATTATCCAAGTTTTTCTCTAATAAATCCACAAAATCACTTATACTCATAGATATTTTGAACACTCCTTTTTATATTTACAGTATTGACAAATCTTAGCACTAGGACCACTTACTCTGTCCTTACCTCCAATAAAGTTAGGATCTATATCTTTGTTTGTTAGTTTTGGAGGTACTTTATTTTCTGCTAAATACTCCTCACATTTTTTAATCTTATCAATTACCTTCTCTTTTTGCTCACTGTAATCTGAATGGTAATGAAATGCTTTCTTCTCACATATATCTCTATTCTCATATACAAACAATGTATCATCTATTCCAAAACTTAATGAATAGCAAGCCGCTTGGGTTCTATGTGTTAATTCTTCACTTTCCCTATTTCTAAACTTCATTGATACCTCTGTTTTATACTCAAATATGTAATACTTATTAGTTGGTATAAATCTAATAATACCATCTGTTAAAAAGCTAATATTATATCTTTTATTGAAACACTTAGTTTCCATTCCCTTTTTCTCTTTTACTTCTATATCTGTCAAGTTATGTTCTTTGACGTATGTCTCAACATCTATATACTCAAATTCCATTCCTAAATCTTTCATCTGTGATAAAACTCTTTGTATTCTATCATGTCTGTCAGTACCACTTTCGCATATACCTATTCCTGCTGCTGTTTTCTTTTCATCCTCTGGTGGTATTCCTTGCCTTGTAAAATACATTTGTCTCATACAAATTAGACTGGATGGTTTATAATAAATAGATGGTTTGAATTCCGGTTCTAATTTTACTATTGCCTCTTCAATCCTTTTAAGAAATAAGGAGGCAACGTTGTTTTGTGCCTCCTGTTCTTTTATAAGGTTGGAGACTGAAAATAATCCCCTAGCCATTATTGATTCTCATCCATTATTCCTAAGAATTGAACTATATCACCATCTACTATCTTAACTGTTGGCATAGAACTATCAAATTGGAATTCAATTGTTTCATCTGGTAAAACTGCCAATAATTGTCTTAAATGTTCTATATTTAATACTGACGGGAATTCAACTAAACCATTAACCTCTGCCTTTTCATATTTAATAATTTCATCACAAGTTTTCTTTTGGTTTGTAACTTTGATATATTCTGGTAAGAATAGTAAATCTATACTACTTGAATCATATTCTGAAACAAATATTCCTAGTCTATCTAATAAACTTATTAAATCATTTTTCTTAACTGTAACTTTATTAGCATAAACTGAATTGATTAAACCTTGAACACCTTGTAATGTTTTTCCATAGTTTCCTAAGTCATCTAATTGCATAGTACTACTTAAAACAAAGTTTTCTCCGACTATAACAAGGTTTTCATTACTTCTAGCATAATTGGCTTTGATAAATCCTAAATCCATTATAATTCTACCTAAATCAACCCCAATAAATAGTTCTTCATTAACCATTGATGGAATATTGCTAACCGCACTAACTTTAACTTGGTCTGTAGCAATTATCATATCCTTTAGATAGTAATTTCTTAATTCTTTTCCATCTTCACCAACAGCTATTGCTGATTTACAAATATTTAATCTTTCTACAATACCTTTAAAATCAAACTCTTTAGTTGCTGAGTTTGCTAACTCCTGATTGATAGCAGGTAATTTAACTATCTCTCCACTCTCATCTACCCTGATTTCTAAATTGTATACACCATTACCAGTAATAGTTAAAGCATTATTACTAATAAGTAATTCAATATCTTCAGTAGTAATCTTATTAACCAATGCTGTAATAATATTAGCATCTACTGTTACTCTTGCTGGTTCTAATCCTTCAATTTTTTCTTTAATTACCATTGTGGTAATTCCATCCGTAGTTTTTAGGAATAATCCTTCTGCATTAGTTTCCATTTCAACTAGTCCAGTTAAAGGTAACATTTTATTAAATGAGCAAACCTTTACTGCCTTGTTAAGCATATCTCTTAATACTTCAGTTTTTAATTTTATCATAATTTCCTCCTTCTTATTTTAACCCTAATAATATATAAGCTCTTTCTTCCAAAGTTCTATCTGTTTCAAATCTACCTGTAGTAGTAGAAGTTCTAGTAACTGAATTAACTTTTTTAATTCCTCTTGTTGTCATACAAGCGTGTTTACCTTCTATAACAACCATTACATCTTCACTACCAGTTGCTATGCTGATACATTCTGCTATATCCATTCCAATCTTCTCCTGTAATTGTAATCTCTTAGCACACATATCTGCTATTCTAGCAATTTTACTTAAACCTAAAACTTTTCCATCCTTTGGTAAATATGCTACGCTTACTTTCATATCATACATCAATGCTATATGATGCTCGCAAAAGCTAAATACATCGATATCGGACATTGTAACTAAATCGTTTGACCCAATTTCGAATTCTTTCTTAAACATTTCACCAATTTCTTTGTTGGTATATTTCATACCTTCAAGCACTTCATTCATCATCTTGGCAAATCTTTTTGGTGTTTCAACCAAACCTGGTCTAGTAATATCATCCCCAACTGCTTCAATGATTAACTTTGCTGCTTGTTCTAACTTAGCATTATCCATATTGTTTCCTCCTATACTCCTTGTTTATTTCCCCATACTAATGTATGTACTTGTGGCATTACATATACCCTATCCATATTACTGCTGATTACCTTATCAATTAACTTTTTGTAATCTGCTAATACTCTACCGGATATATCGCCACTCTCTGTTGTATTTGTATTACCTACACTTAAATACAACTTTATATCTAAACTGAATATTGAACCTTTTACTAATTCAAACCATCTCTCTGCAAACTTAAAGTCCTCATCAGTGAAAACTGGAATTTTAATTGCTACCTTCGGTCTTTTATGACCAGGTAACATAACTATTCTTTTTAATAAGTCCTGTACACTCTCCATAACATCTGGCTGTCCACTAGATGGTGCTTTTGGACTAATTACTATAGTATCTATTTCTAATAACCAATCTGGTAATTTACTTCCTTGTGTTTCCACATCGAAAGTAATATTGTATTTTCTTAATTCTTTTATAACTGGTCCGAAATCATATAAACAAGGATTTCCACCAGTTAGAATTATATGACTTGTATGGGTTTCTAGGCATCGTTTGAATAACTCTGCCGCAAGTTGTGATGGATTTTGAAATCTTGTTGTCTTTATATCAACTTTCCAAGCAAACTTGCTATCACACCAACTACATTTAAAATCGCAACCTGCCACTCTTACGAATATTGATTTTAAACCAGTATTTGGACCTTCACCTTGAATGGTTGGTCCAAATATTTCTGCTACTGGTATCATTAGAAATCCTCCTCAACATATGTTGCTATATTACCTTCTGATTCTTGAACTTCTACCTTATAGCAGGTTGGTATCTGTTCACAAATCCACTTAGCAATATTTTCTGCTGTAGGATTGATTCCTCTTAGTTCTGGCACTTCATTAAGGTATTGATGGTCTAGTTTATCATGGATTTCTTTTTTAATTAAAGTAAAATCCTCAACCATTCCATTTCTATTTAATTCTTTTGCCTTACAATGAACTGTTACAATCCAATTATGTCCGTGTAGGTTTAGGCACTTACTTTCATAATCTAAATTAAGTCTGTGTGCCCCAGCAATTTCCATTCTTTTACTTACATAATACATATTTTATACCTCCTAATATATTGTTTTATCTTCCTTGTTTTTAAATTCAAGGAATGATTCCATTGTTACTATTCTATTACAAGGATACAATACTAATACTTCATCATCTTTTTCACTATTGTTTAATTTATCTAAAAACTTATAAATGAAATCATCTCTGAATCCTATATCTGCTGCATCCTCTTTTGTATTTCCATAGTATACTTGTTTAATATTGGACCATATAATTGCACTTAAGCACATTGGACAAGGATAACAACTAGTTACCATTATACAACCACTTAAATCATATGTATTCAAATTCTTACAAGCATCCCTAATTGCCATTACTTCGGCATGTGCTGTTGGATCATTATTTCCAATAACTCTATTATTACCAACACCTATAATCTTACCATCTTTTATAACCACTGCCCCGAATGGACCTCCGTTATTTGTCATAAGATTTTGTTTTGCTAACTCATTAGCAAATACCATTGCCTCCGTTACTTCCATTATTTCACTCCCATTCTATTTTCGTATGCTGATGTTTTCTTAACAACTAATCTAGTAATTGGTAATATAATTACTTCATATCCAGTTTTAATTAAAACTTGCATTACTGTCATAACTGCTAATGTTTTTAAAGGCATTTGACCAATAAATGCTATTGGTAAGAATACTAAACTATCCACTAATTCTCCACAAACACTGGATAGTATTGCTCTCCATCCAAATCCTTTTATACTGTTAGGATATTTTTCTTTCATTTTTCTAAATACCCTATCATTAACGAAATCCCCTAGAACGAATGCTAATAATGATGCCACCAATACTCTTGGTGTATTTCCTAGCACTGTTTGAAATGCTTCTTGGTTTAACCAATAATCAGGTGCTGGTGTTGCTATAACCGCACTGAATATTAAAACCATAAATAGATTTGCTGCAAATCCTAGATAGCAAGTTATTCTACTCCATCTATATCCATATACTTCGGAAAATAAATCCGAAAGTATATAGGTAATAGGGAATACGAATACTGCTCCTGTCATTACAATTCCAAAAGGTAATAATACCTGCTTGGCTGTAATAATGTTACTAATTAACAAACTTACTACAAATAGTAAAGTTAGATATAATTGTAACTCACTAATATTTCTTTTAAACTTTTTCTTCATATTTCCTCCTAGTATTTTTTAAGTTGGTTGGATTTTCATACAACTTATAAATTATTTAATTTTCATATTCAACTGGGTCTTTTACTCCGTTGGCTTCGAATGCTGCTTTTCTATCAATGCAAGTACCACAAGTACCACATTGTTTTTCTCCACCTTCATAGCAAGACCAAGTTAATTCGTATGGAACATTTAAACCTAAACCAATTTTAACCACTCCGGCTTTATTTAGATTGATTAAAGGTCTGTTTACTGTAATGTTACCATAAGTACCAATGTTAATTGCTTCATCCATTGCTGCTGCAAATTCTGGACTACAATCGGCATAAGCTCTTCCGGCAGCATCATCAGCGTGGGCACCATAGAATATTTCTACCTTTTCACCAGGGAATATACTATCTGCAACTGCTGCTGCTATTGATAGAAATAATCCATTTCTAAAAGGTACATATGTTGCTACCCTACCTTCACCATGTTCTTTAATCTGTTCTGCATAAGAAGCATGTTCTATTTCTTCTCCGCCTTTCATTAAAGTACAAACATCTTTGGCAAATTCCATAACGCTTGAAATATCTCTTTCAATATGTCTTACCCCATAGTAATCTGCTATCTTTTGTGCGCACTTTAATTCCTTATCATGCTTTTGCCCATAGTATAATGATGCTGTAACTACATTATCTTTACCATATTTATCTACGGCAATTGCTACGCAAGTAGTACTATCAACACCACCACTATTTAAAACTAATGCTTTCATCTCTATTCCTCCTTCCCATTATTATTATACGAAACTTTTTTAGAATAAACGTCTTTGCTTAGCACTAAATGGTAAATCAACATCAACCTTTAAATGTTCCGCCATCTCTTTTATAGCTTGTCTAGCACATTGTGGGTATCTTCTTGAGTTAACCCCCGGACATCCATTATCAATAATATCTCTATAAACTTCTTGAGATGGTAATAGAACACCTCCGGCTCCATTCATTTCTCTTATTGCTTCAGCATTTCTAGAACTAGGTAGGAAACTATAAATTATAATTTCATAATTACTACCGAATTTATCTAAAAACCTTTGAAGTTTATCCTTCATCTTATCTTTATATAATTGGTCTGTTCCGGCATTTGCCCTGTGGGCATCATATTGCATAAATGGGAAACAGCACATATATTCAATTGGAATTATACCACCATTTGAACATATAACCAAATCTGCCACATCACCAAAGTGTTCATGGAATGATTTCCACTTCTGACTTAGTATATATGGTCTACTACTACTGCATAGGGAAAAGATTACTTTATTATGTTTTGGTTTAAAATCTGCTAGTATTCTTTCAAAAGCATCATCAATTACTTTACTATTTAATACTGCCTCCTCACCAACTAGATTTTCTACTTTACAATCTTCGCGGCTTTCCCTTTCCTCTTTACTAAATAAATAATCAGCAGGTTTAACATCAAACTTATACATTAGAATAACCTCCTTGTTTGTCTTCTAGTTTTATTCTCCACTTTCTTTAAATAAAACTCTCTTTCAATATACTTAATATTTGCTAGTAATCTATGCTTAGCGTGTTCCATTAGTAATTCTGCCGGCATACCGATTTCTTCTAAATATTTATCAATAGCCTCTTTTACATCATATCTTTGAAGTAGGTAATGGTTCTTATCTTTCTTTTCACCGAATCCATATAAACCACCAGGTGTCCACACCCCACCTTTGGTTGCTGACATTATGTAATTACTACTATCACCACTTGTTGCTGGATAATCTAAAAAGTATTGTTTACTAGTACAACCAAATAAATGAACTTTAACCTCTGGGTATATTTCCCTAATAGCACTAAATACTCTACTTATTACTGAATGTTTATCATCGGCATTCTTTTTAACCATACCTCCGATCGCTATCATTTTCATTATATCTTTATGTTCCTTGCCCCAAGTTAATGCCTCTTTCAATACCTCTATTGGTTCCCCTACGTGAAATGTAAAAACCACTTTTTCTGGATATTTTACTTTGGAAACCATATATTTATAGTTTTCTAATGTACTTTTCGCTGCTTCTTCGGCTTCTTTTACAGTTCCACCAACTTTTGGTATTGTATCCAATTGTCCAAAGTAATCCACATATTCACCATATTCACTTATGTAATTACAATATTCATCAACATCAATTGTTGCACCTTTAGTCCAAGCAGTGAAGGCACCACTATCCATAAATAGTTTACCATTTTCTAATCCTTTTTCTGCTCTTTCCTTTCTAGGCTTTAAGAAATTATCATATGCTGTTTTCTTATCACTATAATAAGAAAGCATCATTGCAATCTTATGTTCCATACAATAATTAACTATATTCTTATATGGCGGTTTAACTACATAGTATTCCATTATTCTACCTCCTTCAAATCTATGCTTGGTCCATACCAAACCTCTGATACCTCTGCATCACATTTCATCTTTACACAACATTTGTTATTTGCTGCTATCATTATCTCACTAAGTAATTCTGTAACCCTTTTTACATTCTCTTTAGGGCATTCCCCTATATTTTCATCATGTACTGACATTAACAATCTAAAACCTAATCTATTAAGTTCCTCATTTCTATATAATGCCACCATAGCTCTTTTAGTCATATCTGCTGCTGAACCTTGAACTATACTATTAACTACCTGTCTCTCTGACTCAGCAATCCAATAACCATTATCTTCTATCAATATACCTTGCCTTGCTGCATCGGCAATTATTTGTTTTCTCTTAGTAAAATTAGCCTTGTCTAATAAATTATTGTAATAATCTTTTATATCTTGGCTAACCTCAGTACTACCATCATCATCTGAATCTAACATTGGATCAAAGTTTATTGGTCTATTTACTCCATACTTATATTCGTATTTATCTTTAGTAATATACTCTAAGTATCTTCTTCTGCCCCATAAAGTAGTAGTATAACCAATCTTCTTAACCTTTTCCTTAGTTTCTTCAATATATTGCTTCATCTTTGGAAAGGCATCAAATAACGCCTTTGATAATTCTCTTGCTTCTTCCACTGGTATTCCTAATTGCTCACCAACACTGGCATCACCTCTACCATACATTAACCCTAAAACAACTGCTTTAATCCTACTTCTTCTCTCCTTACCTTCATGGTTAGTAGTTCCATCTGGATTAAATTCTTTACATTGCTCATAAGGCACATGAAATGCTAAACTTGCCATAGTACTATATAAATCTTTACCTGTGGCATAAGCATTTATCATATTCTCATCTTGGCATAAATGAGCCAATACTCTTGGTTCCTGTTGTGAATAATCGGCACCTACTAAATAATAACCATCTGTTGCTTTAAACATACATCTTATACCACCATCTCTCGGTATATTTTGTAAGTTTGGTTCACTAGAACTAAATCTTCCAGTATCTGCACCATTTTGATTAAAACTAGCATGTAATCTACCATCTGTAGGTTCTATTCTTGCTGGTATAGCATCAATATATGTACTTAGCAATTTATTTACTGTTCTGTACTCTAATATTGCATTGGTTAATGGTATATTGATATGCTTTAATGCTTTTTCATCTACCCCTCTCGGTTTTTCCTTATCTGGATTAACACAACCAATTATATCATAAAGTAATATTGCTAATTGTTCTGAACTATTGAAGTTTATTGGTTCTTGTAATTTAGTATTATAATGTATCATTCTATATTTAATAATCTTATCCTCGAACTTATGAATTTCTTCATTTACTTGTTTAGTAATATCCGCTAATTTATCATCATATTCGGTTTTTAATCTTTTTGCTAAATCCATATCTATAGCAACACCAGTTCTTTGCATATCTGCTGTTACTTGAACTAAAGGAACCTCAACATCTTTAAATAACTTATACAATTCCTCATTTCCCTTTTGTTCAAAGAATTCCCTTTGGTGTTCAAATAACTTATATGTCATAAATGCATCTCTTGCTGCATATATATAACCACATTGTATAGGAACATAATCAAATCTCAATCCTTCAAATAAATCATGGAAATGACTTAAAGTATTTATCTTATCTTTATTTTCTAAATGACTACAATACTTGTTGTATTGGTCTTTCAAACTTCTTTGGTTTTTATCATTAGTAATTAAGTAACTTGCCACTAAGGTATCCCAATATGGACAATTCATCTTAAATCCTAAGAATGTTTCTAATACATTCAAATCAAACTTACCATTGTGGTAAATAAATTGAGTGTTAGAATCTATGCACCTTTTCATTTCTTCTTTTACTAGGTCTATGTTTGCCTGACCATCAATTCTAGTTTGATATATACTTGATATATGGTTTAGAGGGATATAGGAAGCTTTTAATCCCTCTGCGTATAAACTTATACCAACTATTTTATCTTGGAAAAAGTTTAAACCTGTGGTTTCTGTATCTATTGCCACTAGTTTTGCATTTCTTAATTTTAAGAAATAATCTTTAACTTCTTCATCCTTTGTTAGAATTATGTAATCATCTTTATACTCACCTAGGTTTTCTTCTACTCTTTCTCGGATAGTATTTATTCTTGTTAAAAGGTTATTAGATTTACCAGTTTTTGGTCTGGTTTTCTTATTTGCCTTTTCCTTTAAAATTCTATCCATCTCCTTAGAGCTTCTAGAATAAGTATCAAATAAAGCCATTAGTATCCGCCTTGATTGCCACTAATAGTTCTTCTGTTTCTTGTTGCAGGTGCTTGTACTGGTGCTTGTACTGGACCACCTTGATTTACATAATTTTCAACTCTTGCTGGTTGTCCCATATTATCATATGGATTATTCATATTACCTCTTGGTCTAATTGCTTGGTTATTATCACCATCATTACCACTAGCAGGTAATTGACCAGTTTGAATAAAGTTTTGTAATTCTTGGAATGTATATTCCTTTACAATACCTTCTGCTCTAACATCAATATCTTGTGGGAATTGATCTAATAACATTCCATCTACTGGTCTAGGTATTAGATTATATTTAGTATTCAAATCCCCCTTTGCACCTTTTCTTACTATTTTAATAGGTACACCTGTAATTGGTGTTCCATCTGCTTCATAATCTGCTAGAATTGGAACTAATGTATTAAGAACAAAGTTTTCACCTCTTTGCCATAATTGCATTTCTCCAGTTTCTTCATTTCTTACTTGTAAATAGTAAGTTTTTTGCATTTTAATTCCTGCCGCACATAACGGACATACACTATCTGGATTACTATTATCAGTTTTCAAACAATCAACTGTAACATATCTATCTGTTTGAATATTCTTAATTGTATGAACTGAATCACATCCACATAATTCATCAACAGTGTTATATGCAAATCTAACTACTGCTGAATCCCCATCATTTTGTAATGATAGGAAACTACTTCTTCCACCACTTGATGGAAATGATGCTGCTTGTTCTGCGTTTAATCTTGCCATTGCGTTTTCCTCCTTCTTTTTTTTGCTTCCCATTATTATTATACGACATTTTTTCATAAAAAAGGAACTATTTTATTAAATAGTTCCGAAATCATAGTTTTTCATAACCTTTTTTCGTATACCTTTTAGCATTTTCTTATATTCTGTTTTCTCCATTTTTAACTTTTCCATTATCTCTGTTTGCTTATAACCAATATTTAATAGGTCCACAAATATAATCTCCTGTTCCCCAAGTTTACACTCCTCATAGAAATCCTCTATGAAAAATATATCATCCACTGTACTTGGGTTTAATGCTATATATTGTTCACCACCATCTGATTCGTATGTTGCATCTAAACTAAGTGCTTGATTATTTAATACTTCATTTCCTCTTGTTCTTGGTCTTTTATAGGCATCATGGTATCTATTAACTAATATTCTACCATAGTATGTAAGAACGTTGGTTCCTTCCTTTAAGCATCGGCAACAATCATATAAGCATACCATTGCCAACTCCTCCATATTTTCTTTACTAATTGTATTTATATACTTCTGACCAATTTTAAATGCGAATGGTTTTACCTCATTCCATAACTCCTCAAAATATTTATCTTCCCCCGTAATTTTATAGCTCATTGCTATTTGACTTAATTCCAAACCCCTGCTTATTTTACTATTCATCATAATTTAAAACCTTCCTTTATAAAATTAAAATAAGTTTAGAATAAAATTACTTTTTCATCGGTGCTTAATTAAAAACTAATTGCTATCCTCCTTTCCTTAGGACCAACTATAGTTCTTCTATCCTGAAATAATTTTATGATATATTTTTGAAAAATACAATCCTTTTTTAGTAATTCTCTCATAAAATTGTCAACCGATTTTAACATTCCCTTATTTTATACGGAATTGCCAAGAAATCTTTTTTCTCTAAATCATTGACATCCTTTCCATCAGGTAACTGATGTGTATAAACTAACTTACCTTTGTCTATAACTTGCTCTAATTTCATAGCCCCGTGCCTACCTGCCATATCACCATCTAAGCATAAATGAATGGTTCTAAAAGGTAACTTATTTATCAGTTCATACTGATAATTACTTCCTGTTCCCATCATTGCTATAGCATTATACCCCCATTTCGCTAGGGTTAACGCGTTAAAAAAGCTTTCCACTATATATATGTCAGGTTTACTATAATCTAACTCATATACCCCGTATAATGGTTTATTTTTACCTTGTGGTAATATAAAGAACTTTCCTTTTACACTTCTTTTGGCTAGAAATAGGCAATTACCTTGTATATCTCTAACTGGAAAGGTAATCATATCATTATATTTATCATAACCAATATCATACCTCTCAATTATCTCATCTGTCAATCCCCTTTGGTACATATATGGATGGTAAAATCTATATTGTTGTAACTGGGCTTCTTTTATTATGTTATAAGTACAACCACTTTGCCTACCACCTCTAGTCAATTGAACATTTATTTGCCTAGTATAACTAACATCAAAATGTTCCAATAACCATTGTCTTCCAGTACTACCACCATCTTCTACCCCTAATAAGTAACTAATAAATCTATCAAAGTGCATATTTTTACCACAGGTAAAACAATGGACTGTTCCTGCTGGTGTATCCGGTGTTTCTACTGAACTTACACCACAACTTGGTTTCCTTTCATTTCCATCTTTATGAAAAGGACAGGTCACCATTATATTGTTACCTGTCTCATTTATATCTTTTAGTATTACCTTACCATCACGTTCCATACGGTATCTTTTTACTTCTTCTAATATAGTTATTACCTCGGCATCTATTACCTTCTTATCAATTCTTATCATAATACCTCCTAGAATGGACTTTCATCATTTACTGGTCTTCTACCAATACTCTTATCCTCTTCACCAGTATCTTGTCCGTGACTTCCGTATCTACTAAAATTGAATTGTCCTTTATCAATATCCCACATATATACAAATTCATCACCAACAGGTCCATATCTATTCTTTATCACAGCCATTTTTAATTCATTACCTGTTCTAGTCATACTAATTACTTTAGTACTATTTTGTGCTATAGCATCTGATTCTGCCATATGTTCCAGCTCAGGGGTATTATTCTTTGATGCCATTCTATTTGCCTGTGATAATGCTATAATTGGGATCTTATATCTCATACTCAAATTAAATAAATCAGCACTTATATTTCCAAGTCTAATTCTCAATTGTTCATTTTTACCACTTCTGAAATCTTCCATCAAACTAAATTGGTCTATTCCAACTATATCCAAGTTATATTTCTTAATCATATAATCAATATCATTTACATTTGCTAAATGACCTAAATCTCTCGGGGTTATTACTACAAAGCAGTTATCATTGTTCTTTAATGCCTTTATGTACTCTTCATATTCCTCTTTTTCATCTTTATTGGCTCTCATTAGGTTTAAATTACTAAAATGTTTATGTAAAGCATCAAATCTATAACCTATTTGTTCGGCACTCATCTCACCACTATATAATCCAACTCTTTTACCTTGTTTCCAAGCATTAGTTAAAAACTCTAATAGTAACCAAGATTTACCTTGATTAGTTCTAGCCATAACTGTTACCAATTCTTCACCACAACACCAACCATCTAACTTTTCGTCCATTTCCTTTAATCCAATATGTATAACATCGTTTGTAGGACTTTCTAACTTTTTATTATAAGCATCCAATCTTTGGTCGGCATTCTTAATAATATCGTTAGAACTCATTGGTTTAACATTTTCTAATTCAAATATTTTATTCTTAAGTAATTGGTACCCCTCTAAGGCATTGTTTTCAATTATTTTAGTACTACTGTTAAATAGTATTGCTAATTGGTTAAACATATAACCTTCTCTTAATCCGGTTATAAGGTATTTCCAATCTTCTTTAGTACTGGTAAATTCAAAATCATTAAACTTTCCTAAGAATGTTTCCTTAGTTGGAACTGTTCTATACTCGTTATAATGACCAAATATAAATCTTGCTTCTTCTGAATATGTTATAAAGTATGTAGAATTTATATTCTCATCCAATAATATATCCAAATTCTTCTCTTCTAATATTTTACTAATTACTTGTGCTTCAATCATTGTACTTTACCTCCCTTACCAATTAGAGGTATTATTTGACTATTACTTTGAATATAGTAGGCAATATCCTCCCCTGTCATATTTACTAATTCTGAGTTAATATTTCTAATAATAAATATGTTACACAACCCATTGTTTATTCTTCTCTTAATATGCTGCTTCATAACATTTCTTTCCCACTCACTCAATCTATTTTCATCAATATTATCAAATATAACTAAATCTGCTTGGTCTATATCTTTAGCAAATTCTTTAGCATCTTTCTCTTTACTATCGAATTCTGCCTTTAATTGTGCGAAGTACTCTGGTACATCTACATATAAGCCTCTGGTTCTTCCACCAGGTTCAGTCCATATACAATGTAAGTAATTTTGTAATATCTTTATACCCCAACTAGTTTTTCCATTTCCTCGTATTCTACTATGTATAGTATAATTCATTCCTCTTTCAACTGTTTCTACTATATTTGTCTTTATTATATTTAATACTTCGTAAGAAGAAACATCTATTTTATCTGGATACAAAACTATTGGTTGGAGAAATGCTCTTGGTATATTAGCATTATGAAACAATGTATCAATTTCATTTAATTTACTACATAGTTTATAACAATCTCCATTAGAGGTCTTGTTTTTACAAATATTTCTATAAGGACATTCATTACCATTTTTGAAACAATACATTCTATTGACCTCCTTCATAATAATTATACGAAATATTTTCCGCTAAGGTTTCTCTAACCCTAGAAATTATTCCTCTTGCCACCCTATTTGTTACATTATACTTCTTAGTTAATGTCTTAAGTGGATAACCATTGACCTCCGAATCTATAAATAATTGTAATTCATCTTTACTTATTATTTTCTTCTCTACTATGTTATCTAACTCTATTCCTAAATCTATTTCTTCCCAATTAACATCATCCTCTATAACATCTTCCAAGAATATTGCCTTATCACCAGCACCATCATGAACTATTGTGTTTAAACTAATAGTTGGTGGTGCATATACCTTACCACCTTTTTCCCCTGTTAGTTTTGGTTTTAAAACATAGTCTCTTTTTATATAATCTTTTAATTTTAGTGTTATACACTTAACTGCGTAAGTACTAAACTTATAACCTTTGCTCTCATCATACTTCTCTGCACATCTTATTAACTCCAATACCCCCTGTTGGAAATAATCTTCGTTCCAAGGAACTTTTAGCAATGATAGTGCGTGCGACACCAATTTAAGATTTTCTTCAACCCTTTTATTTCTTTGTTCGATATCCATTAGTAACCTTTTGTATAATCTCGGTTTAATTCAAAGGTTGGTTCCATCAACCCCTTATCATAGATATCATCGAAATCTGTATATGGCACCCCATCTTTTCCATCTATTGCTTTTTTAACTATTTCCAATGCCCTGTTTTCCATAAACTTTTTACCACTCGCACCACTAAGTTCCACACTGGCATATTCTTGTAACTTCTTTATCATATCTTCCCATTTCTCCGGACTCGGTAATCTTCTTATTCCTAAATGTGCTTTTAAGTAAGTTTTTAATGCCGCATTCAATGTTGGATATATTGCCGCTGGTATTCTTTTTGTAATTTCATCATACAATGGTCCAAGACCACCTTTTCCCTTCTTAGGTTTTTCTTCACCCTCGGCGGCGGGCGTTTTTAGAACTGATGCGGAAGTATCCGCCTTCCCACTAAAAATCTTACTATCTTCAATTCCATTCTTATCTTCTATATTATTATTTTTAATATTATCATCCGTATTATTGACAACCGTTTCCGTGTTGTCTTCTATATAATTCTTATTATCTTTAGATAATATAGAATTATTAGAAGTAGGATTATCTATTAAAGGATTATCTATTTGCTTCTGGTTTTCCGGTATACCCCTATTCTGGTTTTCCGGTATACCCGTATTCCAATCCGCCTTGTTAATAACTACAAATAATTTCCTAAAAGATATCTGTTTTGTTGTAATAATTTTACCATCTTTGTCTTCTTTTTTCTTATAAACTATTTCTCTTTTTAGATACCCATATTCAACCAATTTTGATATTCCTTCACTTACTTGTGTTTGGCTTCTATTAAATAATTTTTGAAAGTAAGCATTGCCAGCCCAGCAATATCCTCTTTGTTTACATAGACCTGTTATACTGGCAAATAGTAATTTTTGAAAATCACTTAATCTTTTATCCACTAATATATCATAAGTAAGCATTAGAAATTGAGAACTTTCATATTCTTGATTTAGTTCTTCTGGCTCGATTATGTATCCATTTTTATCTACATTATTCATCGTTTCTCCTCCTCCTAATTTAATTATACGATACAATCACGAAAAATAGTCCATCAAAGGACTATTTTACTGTAATTACTTGAGATTCAGTAACAGTGTTAAAAGGAATTACATAATCTAAAGGAATAACTTTATTTTGAACAGCTTCATTTAAGTTTGCTTGATTTAGAACTAATTTATTTTCTAAAATATTTGCTTTAATAGTATCATCAAAGTTTTGGTCATTCTTGAATGTTTCAATGAATGCTTCCTCATTAAATACTTCTTTAGTTCTAACTTGAATTTTCATAGTATGGTTTTCCGATTTAATTTCTGATCTACCATCTGCTAAAATTCTTTTCTTTAAAGCATCTTCTTGTTCTTTTAAAGCCTTTTGATTATCCCTAACTTCTTTTAATCTGTCAACAACCTCTTCCATAGTAAGGTTATCGAACATATATTTCTCCTCCTTCATAAATAATTATACGTCATAAATGTCTTAATTGGTCAATATTTAGAGAAAAAAAATAAGAAACCGATTTATTTACGTTTTTAAGGTAGTTTCTTATAATCCGTATAAATTATCCAGTTTCTTATTTAAACCGTACCTCTGCTGACTTCTGCTGCTAATCTCGAGGGTATTTTTCTCTTATCTTCTTCCCCCAACAATGTTTGTAATTATATTCTGCCATTTCTCCACGTTTTTTATTTCTAAACATTTCAGCAATTTTATCTGCATCCTGTTTGTTATAAACATATTTACTAGATTGGTAAGGAATTGGTTGTGGTATTTCTATACCTGTCTCTGCACAATATTTAACATAACTAACAATAGATCCTCTTTTGACACCACATTGTTCTGCAATGTAATTAACATCGTATTTCATCTATTTCTACCTCCCTAATTATATTATATGTTTTTACCATAAAGTTCTAGTATCTTCATCCTCATATTCACCACTAACAAATACACAATCTATAAATGGACTAACATTTTCTATCTTTTCCATATCAATAAGTGCTTTACTCATATGACCTTTACTAAGAACTCTTCTCCATACTCTTTCATCGTATGTATCTTTTGCTATTAGTCTAATACAAGTAACTGTCTTTTTAGTTCCAATTCTATGGGCTCTATCTTCGGCTTGTTCCATTGTTGCTGTATCCCACGGTAAATCTAGGAATACTACTATACTAGCAGTATTTAAAGTTATACCTGTACCAGCGGCTTGAATAACACCGAATAATACTTTAAAATTATTACCTTCTTGGAATCCATTTACTTGGTCCTGTAATTCTACTTGGTTCATTTGACCCCATATATGGTATGGATTATATTCTTTAAATTCCTCCATTGCCATTTCTGCTAATTTTCTAAACATAGTAAATACTATAACTTTTTCCCCATTGTCCTGTGCTTCTTCTAAGATATCTTTTAATCTTTCAAACTTAGAACTAGCAATTACCTTATCACTAACTAATCCGGTATGTGTACTTACTTGTCTTAATCTAGTTAGTTTTGCTAACACTGATGCTGGGGATTTAATTAAATTAGCATCTGTTCTTATTTCCTGTCTTATATCTTGCTCTATGGCATTATATAGTTTTCTTTCCTCACTACTTAGTTCTATATACTCTATCTTCTCTAGTTTTGGTGGTAAATCCAATAAATCTTTAGTTCTTCTTAACATATTCATATCCATAAGTACTTGTAATTGGTCTAAATGCTGATAACCTACTATATTATTAAAGTAATCTCTACTACTATAGTATCTATCAAATTCCCATTGACTTTTATTTACTGCACCAATGAATTTCAATGGTGTGTATAAATCTAATGGTTTGCTAACTAATAAAGTACCACTTAATCCAACCCTATTGGCACCTTTTAATTGTAATAATCCTCTACCTTGTGCCGATGTGCTATTTTTACATTTATGAATTTCATCTACCACTATCATTCCGATATCACCATTCATAAGATATAGATTCAACCTATCAACAAATTCCGATTTATATCGGTTAATTCTACTATCTTTCTTAACCCTTAAACTCTCAATATTAGTTATCCAAAAGAATTCTTCTGGTCCGTATTTTAAATGATCTATTCTATCCTGCATTGATGGTTCCTTACCTTTTTTCTTAACACCTAATACACAGGCACTTTCATTACTATGAACTTTTATTTCATTTAACCAGTTATATTTTAAGTTATTAACACAACATATAATTAGGCAATGTTTTATACCTTGATGTCTCTTTTTCCATACTGCAAGATCTATCATTTGTTTAGTTTTACCTAATCCTTGCTGATCCCCTAATAACCAACTCGGATGTTCTATACCATAGATTACCCCTTCTAATTGATGTTTGAATGGTTTGGTTTTAAATTCATTTTCATCTATCTGAATTTTATTTTCATCATCATCGATTATTTGGTTTAATTCTTTAACTTCCCCAATCTTATTTAGTAATGGAACCATTTGAACTGGTATTTCCCATTCTTTTTGTTGTGGTATCCAATATCTAAGTGGTAATGCTTTTATTCCATCAACATAGGCTTGTGACCATTTGAATGATACATATGCTGAAAATTCCTCTTTAACCAAATTCTTTGGTCTATCATATCTGACATATAACATTCGAATCATCCTCCTACTTTATATTATACGAAACAAAATCGCCTTTTTCTATTAACCTGTTAAGGATTTTATTATATCCTTCGGTATCTTTATTAAATTGTATTAACTGCCCCTCATATGGTGACCTGCCATAATAAAATATAGTACTGAAGTCAGGTGATATATACCCACCTTCAAGGAGGGAATTTACCCACCCCTCCTCATCAAGTGTATTTGTATATTCCATAGCCATTTTATTTCTATTAAAGTAACTAAAATCTTTACTATCAACTATTGTCTTTAGTATTATCATCTATATACCTTCTTTCCCAGAAATAATACTTCTATCAAAATGCTCATTCAACATAACCATTGACATAAATGATGCACTTACAAAATCATCAGTTACTTTATTATAAAACTTACAAGCATATCTTTCCCCACTTGGACTAAGTAATACAAATCTATCAGTACTATCATCTTTCTGATATATACTTGTCCAACCATCTATTACTGATTTATCAATTACTTCTTCTACCGGTTCTATAATTGCTTTAGTTTCCTGTGTTGGTGTTGTGTCAAATAATTTCCTTTGAATAAATCTTGGTTCAATTTTTTCCTTCTTCATTTTGGTCCTCCTTATAATAGTTTACCCCATCTTCGTAATATGGAAATACGTAATCATCCTTACCAGGTTTCCATCCACTTTCTTTTTGCCATAACTCATATATACATTGGCGACAGTATTGTAAACCGTCTCTCCAATGTATCATTCCGAAATATTCTTTATGTCCACAACCTCTGTAACCTTTAACTACATCTTTCATCATATCTTTTTGATTCTTTTTAACTACTTCCATCATTTTGCTAATACCTCCAATCTTTTTGGTATTACAACCTCACTATTACATTGATCACAACAGGTACCTTTATCTTTTACTGGATGTGGATTATTTCCAAATCCTATAAATTCCTTACCACATATACAACAAGTTTTTCTTACTACCTCCGTACCAACTACTTTATAATCTGTATACTGAATTGCCTTTACTTCTTCTACATTACCATCTAATAATCTAGCCATATAGAATTGATCTTCGTAAAAGTAAACCTTTATCATCTCGAATCCTCTTTCTGATTCATAATCTATTCTGTTTACTATCTTTGCATACCTTTGTAGATTTTTGTAAATAACTTCCTTATCCATTATTCTTCACCTTCCTTTATCCAATAATTTCCAACTGATTTAGAACCACAATTCCAAGTATCTCTTAAAGTACCTTTATCTAAAAAGGTAAGATGGTGTGCTACACTAACAACCATTTTCTTATTCGGATATTCTTTTGCTAAATCTTCAACTGTGTATCTATTTTTCTTTCCGAAGGCATCATACCACACTGGCATCTTTTGTTTTACCCATCCATTATCTTTTAGGAATGCCTCGTAGGTTGCTTTATCATTTGGCATCCTACATTTCTTTGCACCTATATCACATAGTGCTAAGTAGGTACTTTCCCAACTTCTATTGTTGGCACCTGCTAATGCCCTTACCACACAATCCCCAGTTTTCCAACCCTTAGGGTTTAGATTCTCTTTAACAAATTCCATCTTCTTCACCTCTTAGCTTTCCTTTTAGTTTTTCCATTTCACTTTCGCAGTCGGCGGATTTGGTAAGTTTACCTTCCGCCTTGTATTTTTCTGCTAACCATTTTAGATCTTGGATATCCTCCCTTAATATTCTTTTTTCATCTTTACTTAATTTTTTCTTTTCCATATTGTAAAACCTTCCTTTCATTTATTTATCTTGTTTTAGTATTTGCATTAGTTCATATACTTCAACTTGTAATTGGCAAATCTCATTTCTTATAGAAATTCTTTTACTTGCTGTTTTAATTAAATATTCTTCTATTTCGAATTCATCCATTGTTAGACTTTTTAATGCTTTCTTACTTTCATCTAACTTCATATTTAGAAGTTTTATCTTTTCCTCCTTTGCCATAATTCTTCTTTCAATTTCTTCTTTCATTTTAACTATCTCCTTCCTTACATTTATTATTATAGCATCTTTTTATGAGAAAAACAAGTCATAAATGGTAATTTCCGAAAAAACTTTCGGATATTATCTGAGATTTTATATATTATACGATAAAAAAAAAGCACCTTTGGTAAGGCACTTTTATAATTTCTCTTCTTATTTTACTCTTATTTTAGTTCCAGCATATATCAAATTAGCATTCTTAATGTTATTCCATTTTACTAATTGACCTATAGTAGTACCAAACTTTAACGCTATACCATATAAAGTATCCCCACGTTGGATTGTATAGTATTGTGCTTGTGATTGAGGTTTTCCAACCCCTCTATCTACTAAAGCTTGTACTGCGGCATATCTAGATCCTAATTTATTTTTTCTTTCTTCCCCATTTCCAAATTCCCCTAGCCATACTCTTCTGGCAAGTTCTTCATCACTTACTCCTTCATATGGAATACTTGGTTTTGGTGCTGGTGTAGGTTCTGGATTAGATTGTTTTGGATAACCATTTAATCCTGCATTTTTGATTATTGTTGGATAATCCTTCACTGCATAGTTTTGATCTGTAGTAACTCCGGCTACTTTATTACCTCTAATGTAATTAGTTTCACCACCAAATTGCCATAGACCATAGTTAAGACCACTTGGTGCCCCTTTAGACCAGCAAGCAATCCACCAATCATATTTTTTATTTAATTCAGCACCACTAATTATGTTTCTATACCAATTAAGGTTACAGTAAACACCAAAGTAATATCCTGCTGATTCTATTATTTCACCGAATGCTCTAACCATAGCATTTCTAGTTTCTTTAGTAGTATTTCTAGAAATACTTCCATCCTCAATATCTAGATATACTGGATAATCAAATTGTTTACCAGCAATTGCTTTTAGGAATGCCCTTGCTTCCTTCTTAGCACCTTCAACTGTTGTGGCATACATATACCAATAAGCACCTACACCCCAACCTAATCTCTTAGCATTGGCATAGTGTGTTTCAAATTGATTATCTTTGGTTTGTGCAAAACCTGCTCTTAATATGGCAAACTTTACACCTTCGGAATTGGCTTTATCATAAGGATAACCTCTTTGCCAAGTACTGATATCAATACCAAATACTTTCATATTTATTCCTCCTCTTCTAATTCAACTAATTCTTCATCCTCAGATGGTATACCGAAATCTTCTTCTCTTTCTTCCGGACCTATTTCATCTTCGGCTTGTTCTTTTAGTTCAACTTCTTCAATGTTTTCTAAGTTATTTTCCATTGTTAGTTCCTCCTTTTAATTTTGTAAACAAATCATTAACAAAGTTAGCACCACGGCTTACTATAATACCGGTTAGAATACTTCCAATAACTGGTATTGAAATAGATAAACCTACAACTGGGAATATATCAACCTTTGTTAGAACACATATTAGAATAGAAACTAATAATGAACCTAACATTGAGATTGAGAATTTCTTGTTCGGAAATACCATCTTAATATTTTCCCATATTGCCTCTACTAGAATTGCTACAATTACTAATGCTGCATATTCCATACTTTCACCTCCTCTTACTTTTTAATCATCTGTTCTAGATTATCTTCAATGAAGAATTTCAATCTTAAGATTTCATTCTTCTCTTTATTATTATATGTTTTATGAGAATTATTAACATATTGGATTGCTAGAAAGCCAATAGGTTCCCCTTGCTTATTTTCTAAAATTATATCGTAAAATCCATTAACCCCTTGTTCTCTTTTAATATTGTAGGCTCCTGGCATAGATTCTTCAATACTTTTTAGGCAAGGAACATCTAATTCACCTTCATCTAATAATTTCTTTGTAAATCTTGGTATGGCACTTAATGGTACTGCCTGTAAATACATTTGGTATCCTTTTACTCCTGTCCTAACTACCTCATAGGTACAAGTAGTTTTTAATGCACTTCTTCCATTAGCATAGTGGTCACCGTTATGGAAATCATATATCTGAACTCTATCAGCATCTAATATTTCTTTAACTTCTTCCATACGCTGAATGATTATTGTATCAATACCACATTGTTTTTTGAGCTTTTTAGGAATAGTATCTTCTATTTGTTTTTTGGTTTTCATTGCTGTCACTACTAAAGTCCCAGCTGCAGAAATAACTGCTGTTATTCCTACTAATATGGCGGTTAACCATTCCATATAATACCTCCTTATTCTTATTCTATTGTATTACTTTTAATTTTTCTTTTTTTATTTCTTTAAAGCCCCCACCATTAACACTAATGTAGGCTTTATATTTAATAAATGAACCACCATTCTGTGATATATAAATGAATTTATCACTTACTATTGTTATAGTTCCACTGGTAACATAGTTACTATAATATTTATTATTTTGACCTATTGTATATGCCCTAACTTTAAATGATATAGTATCATTTGGTTGTATAGTATCTTCTGTAGTTTCTTTTTCCGCTGAGGTTCCGGTTACATCATATTCACTTCCAAAGTTTTCTCCGTTTTTTAACCATTGAATACTATAACCACTAATACCATTGGTACCTGTACTAGTAGGTGCTTTCCAACTAGCTTTATATATTCCTGTCGGAATTGGTTCTGACATATCATAACTAATAGTTTGATTCTGTGGTACTGTTGGTGCCACGAATGATGTTGTAGTAACTGAACTTGTTTTATAATTGCTGTAGTAATTATTTCCTTGACCTGTAGTATATGATCTTACTCTAAATGCTAACCTACTTCCATTAACAAATCCATTTGCCCCTAAGTTTAAACTTAAACTTGTGCTTGTGGTAGTTTTTTCTGTAGACCAAGTACTTCCACCATCTTTACTCCATTGGTAAGCATATCCTTTAACACCATTACTACCACCACTTGCTGCCGACCAACTAATAGATGCTGTTTTATCCGGTGCTATTGAATTAGGTATTGTAACTGTAGATGGTGTAGATGGTGCTACGAATGATGTTGTGGTATTTCCACTATAAGTCCAACCACTGTAATATCTACTTCCATTTACGGTACTATATGACCTTACTGTTGCTATTAATACACTTCCATTAACAAATCCGGCACTATTTAGATTTAGATTGTAACTAGTTCCACTAACATCTACATATGTCCAATTACTTCCACCATCTTTAGTATATGATAATTGGTATCCACTAACTCCGTTAGTACCACCACTTGCACTACCCCAACTAATATTAGCAGTTTGATCTGGTGCTATTGAACTTGGGATACTGACATATCCGGGAGCCCCTGGTGCCGATGGTGTACTTACAGCTAAAGAGCCATTATATGTTCCCCAGTTGGTAAAATTACTTAGATTTGGATTCCAACCAGTATTGAATCCTGTATCTGCAAATTGAACTCGGACTGAAATAGAACCACTATTAACTGGTATCCATATTTCATCTGTAGTTGCTGAATATGGATCAGTTCCAAGATTTCCGGAAGTTTGACCTTTTAATGTTTGATTTGACCATATTTCTTCACCGTTAACCCATAATTTACAAGCCCATCTATTATTTCTCCAACCGTTTCTACCAAGCCAAGCAGAAACTGTAACTTTATAAACCATATAATTACCGGAACGCCAATAATCATATGTCACATTACCATATACGGCGGGATTGCCACTATCTAAGGTTTGTGTAGATATAGCTGTTGCCATTTAAAATCAACTCCTTCCTAACTTGCTGTATTTATCCAAATTATTGTTTTACCTGTTTGTGCTGTTGGTTGTGTACCACCAACTTTAATTATTACATTACCATCTGAAATAACCCCGAATGCTTCTACTGCATTCTTAACTCTCTGTGGTGTCATATACTTATTTGCTGCTGTTCCTGCTTTTGCTTCCGCCTCAGTTGCTATTCCATAATTTTCAACACTTCCTAATTCAACTTGTGATTTAGTTACACCGTGTGGATTTTTCTTATCATTTTTATGTGTCGTTAAAGCATCATTTACCGATTTAACATCTGTGTTTATTTTATTAGTTAATGTAGTATTTAATGTCTCTATTGCTTTATCCATATCATCTTGTGTGGCATATACTAATGATTTATCAATTTCAATAGTAACGTTATCAACATTTCCTACTACTACGTTTAGGTCTATTAACTGTTCTGTAACAGCTCCACCGGCAGGTATATAACTTGCCTGACTACCAGCATTATCATAACTAAATAAATATTCAATGTTATCCCCATCTAAATCTTTGGCAAATAAACCAACTTCTTTCCAATAGAATGCTTCCTTAACATTTGTTCCATATAAATTGGCACCTATTAACATAGTTTTAAAATCTATAATAGAATTACGTGCTATTGGTAATGTTTGTTTAGTACTAACTAAATCGGTCATTGTACTAATATCTGCTGGGGCATCACCATTACCCATTTTAATATGAGTAAATTGAATGTTATGACCATTTAATAAGTTGGTTAGTAATTCCATACCCTTATTTGTTAAAACTAATCCATTAAACATATCTTACACCTCCTTTTAACTTGTATAAGAACTTCCTATGGTATACTTAGTACCATACATCATAGCAATACCAACTTTAATATTACCACCGGCAATACTAGGTCCTCCAATTTCTAAAACCATATTTGAAGGTATTGCATTCCTTAATTGCTTTTCTACTTCCAACATTAGTTTTGTATCTAACCCTGAAAGAACAATAGTAATAGTATAATCTCTATTGTTAATATTTAATGTCCAACCACTTGCTGAACCAACTATTTCAGTTAATTTTTGTTTTAACCATCTAACTGTATATGGTAATTTACTAGTTAAGATATTAGAAACTCTAAATCTTCTAACTTCTAATGAATCATTATCACTAGGAATAATTCCTAAAGTTTTTTCCCATTGGTTAATACCATATTCTGTGGCAGTCTGAACAATAACTTCTTTTTCAATATTTTTAATTAGTTCATCTATATTATTTAATTCTATATCTAAATCTGAATTTATTTGCTGAAATTCAACTATTGGTTGTAGTACTTTTGGTAAGTAATTATTTATCTTAGACATTTACTACAACACCACCATTTCTTACTGGTATTTGGTTTGCTTCAAGTGATATATTACTAGTATTATTATTTAACTTAACATTAGTAACATCTAATACACCACTAACACCAAGTAATCTAGTTTCAATCTGACTAATTCTAACAATAAGATTATCTTCTTTATCCCAAGTTCTAGATAAAGCAGTAAAGTAATTATCAACAACTTGGTTTACACTTTCTTGAATATCACTTGGTGATAATCCTGTTTGTAATGTAAATGTTGCTGATATTGTAATATTTAATGCCTCTGCACCAACAACTGTAACTATATGACCGATTGGTGCTATACCCATTCCGGTTTGATCTTGTGTTGGATCTACTGCTTGTTGTACTGAACTAACTAATGATTCAGTTGGAACACCACCTTGTGAATTAGTAATAATAAGTTTTACGGTTCCTCCACCATTCCATATAGGAATAACTTTACAACCTCCAACTCCTTCCAATGCTTTTACTTTATTTTGATAGTCGGAAACATTACCACCAAATTGAGGTGCTGTAACTACTTCCATATATCTTTCCCTTAAAGCATCATCTGTTTCAACATCATCACCTAGATCTATAATATCAGTTAATTCTGCTTTTGTTAGACCAGTAATATAACTAATTGGTGTAAGTGAACCATAATATGAATTACCAACACTTCCGGCTTGTTCACATCTAAGTTTAGAATTATTAGAATTAGGAATATTTTCTGTAACTATATAACTATTAGTTCCGTCTGAAAATCTGCTACCAACTGGTACAACCATATTAAATTCACCTTTACGTAAGGCTTTTGTTGCTTCTTTTCTACTAATACCATTCTGTTTAACTAAAGCATCTAATGAATCCCCAACTGCTGTATCTATAAATACTAATTCATATGTACTTGCTAATTGGATATACATTTGTGCTAATTCAACACAGCAAGGTGCTAAAGCATCATATATAATTGAACCTTGTCTTTTATCAAAACTATTTGGAATTCTATCTAAACATCTTTGTAAAATCTCTTCATAAGTAGGTATCTCATTCATTAAATATTCACCTCCCATTCCATTTGTATGTCACCAATGATTGTTTGAACTAAGAATTGAACTAGTACTGAATCATCTTTAAAATTGAAAGAAAAACTGGTAACCTCACTGATTCTATCATCTTCTAATAATGCTTCTCTAATCATTCTTCTTAATTCACTAGTAACATAATTCCTATTCTTACCAATTAAATCATCTAATTCTGCACCGTAATACCAATTATAAATCACTGATTCATAACGTTCGGTTTGTAATATTAGATATATGGCTTGAACGATGGCATCCTTATTGTCTATGTAACCGGAAATACGATTTGTATTTCTATTTATATTATATGTATAACTAGGCATCGTTTCATCTACCTGATTTATAGCATTTAATTCTGGTAACATATTCATCTACCTCCTTTGTTAATATTTTATGTTAAGCAGTTCTATACCACATATATACTTCAAAATATGGCGGCATATATGTATGTGAGTGTCCTTGTCCACCGCCAGTTGTACTAACATTATAATCATTATAATCTGTATCTCCTAGATTCCATCCTAAAGTACTACGTGCCTGACGATTATAACCATAATGACCATAATAACTATGGGTATGTGGTGGTATTTCGTCAATCGTCAGCACGTGATCGTCGGTAGTTTTACTACCACCTGTTGTCATTGGTGTATTTACTGTAGCCCATAAAAATCTACCTTCTATTTTAGTCCAAGTTCCACCAAACAGTGTTGCTGGGCTTGTGGAATTAGTGCTCATATAAACACTACCTATCGGGTATAGAATATCTGCTAATATTTTTCCTTTATGTACTATTCCTCTAGTATCTAAATATAAATCATTTCTTAATTTAACTGCTTTACTCATAATATTACGAGTATTCTTATTAAGCTATTCTTATCCAAACATAACAAGTAATATATGGTTGTAAGTTATTATGTGATTCAGAACCACCAACATAAGTCATTCTAAAATCAGCGTCTGCGTATGCTATTACGGAGTTAGTTACCCCCATATAAGATTCCGATTCATAATAACCACTTCTTCCGAATTGTCCATTCAACGACCTATTTCCTGTAATATCTTCGTATTGATGGTTATGACTTGGCATTTCGTTTACTGTTAGTTTATGTGTCTTTTCCCCACCAGTTTTCTTTACTGTATTGAAATCTGTGTCTGAAGTATTAACGCATACTAAACATCTTCCTGGACCAAACAGTTCCCATTTTCCACTAAGAAAGTTTGATGGATTTGTTGCTATAGTAGTAAGAAATAAATCTCCTACCCTATAATATGGTACCGTTACAACCTTATTATTATTGTTATCTTTTAAATAAACTGCCTTCATTCTATTCTAATAGATTATTTTATTCTTTTCCATACCCATACCCCTATGTGCGGAATATCATGTGTATGATTTGGATATGTATGATTATGACCTTGATTACCACCAGTCATTTGCATTCCAACACTATTACCCCAACCACGTTCATCAGCATAATATGTAGTACTATAATTTACTACAACTTTCTCACCTTGTGGAGTATAGTCCATGTCGGAATTGTAATTATAACCATTGGAATTCTTATTTAATGCTAAAATCCAATGTCCGTGCTTTGGTATTTGGTTAACATTTAATGCAGTGCTACCGGTATTTCCGCCACCATCATTAAATGTTTTGGTGCTTCCATCGGTCATCAAATTATTGTCCACTGAGGTATTACACCCCCATAAGAACCCACCACTTATCTTTTCCCAAGTACCACCGAAGTATTTACTTGGGTTATCATTAGATACGGTTAAGAATATTGAACCAATAGGCATCCACGGTGCTGCAAAGATTTTATTTCCATTTTTATCTTTTAACTGAACCGCCTTAGCCATTGGTATCACCTAATCTATTTATACCTCCTTCCGGAGATATTAGAGAAGGAATTGAGCTTAATAAATAACTCTTTCCCCCCCATGTACTAATTTAATGTTCATCTGAACATTCCTCCTTTCATATATATACTAAAATTCTTCAATAACATCAAATTGAAGAAAATTGGTATCAACATAATCTTTTGTTGCTAATGATTTTGTTCCATCAGCAATAGCATCATCTACATATTTTTTAGTCGCTGGTTGGTAATCTTTAGTTGGTATATATGCTTTGGTATACGAATCATATGTACTAATATAATCAGCAGAAAATCCCGCGTTATCCTTATCCCCTCCGTACAATTTATATCTTTGACAAACAGCGGTTATCTTATAATTTTTATCACAATAAATCATTATACCATTCTTTCGAAAGGCAGCACTACTGTACCCACTACCTTTACTAATTTTTTGATTAACTATTATTGAGCCAACAAATTGAAACGCATGTGGTATAGACCCATATGGTCCTACTTTTTTAAAAGTGAATAGGGATTCGGTTTTACCATAATTCATGCTGACATCGAAGGTAGAATCGCTATCCTCTAAGTACTGAATTCCATCTGCCCTTAAAATATAGTTATTTATACTATCATTATCTTGGAGATATTCATTAATCATTTGCTGTAGTAGACTTACTTGCCAGCTTGGTAATTCTGATATTGAATAATCAGATTCCATATTATCTGTAAATGTTATTGGAATAATTGGTTTATATAATAAATCCTTATAATTACCTGTTTTAGCAATCTTGTTTAAAGATATTTCACCATTTATTTCTTCTTTTGAAGGGTTTAGAGATTCATCTGATGTTGTAACTAAAGACGGTTTATTATAAACCTGTTTACTATAATCAACATTTATGGTGCTAGAACTAACTGATTTACCTAATATGTAAAATCTTTGTCCATTGTTGTACCTAACCATTTGCACTTTTTCTCCCACAACAAGTGGTAGGGCAGAGTTAGGAGAATAGTCATTTAATCCTAGACTCATAGGTTCAATGAAACTCTGCCCTATTAAGATTCTACTATTTATTCTTATTTGTAATGGTTTAACAGACTCAACTGTTCCCACTATGATGTTTGTAAAACTAATTGAATTTAATTTTCTATTGATTGCTTCATTTACTATACCAATCATATTCATTCAAACATCACCTCCAAATCCATAGTATGATTTCCATTCTCATAGTTATCATCTATCTTGGTTATTAAAGCCGCTTGTGTAAATACTACCCCCGGTATATCTGTTATTTGTAAATATATTCCACTACCCGGTTCTAAATCTATTACACCTTCGCATTTTAATGATAGGGTTCTATTAACTCTATTATATAACTTTAAATATTGCTGTGCCTTTTCTCTTGCTTGTGCATCAGTAATATTTTCATCCACTGATTGATAGAATTGTAGTTTACCCCAACGTTTAATATTATTACTATCATATATAACGTAAGTTTCTCTCTTACCACTATCTTTATTATCTTTATATAGTTTTACACTGTTATATACGTTAGAATCAATTGATTCTTTATAACTATAATCTTTTAATAAACTTACATCACCAACAACTAAATTGGTAACTAATTTACTTACATCTCTACAACAAAGATATCCAAACTCATCCCTTATAATGAATTGTCTTCTTGTACCTTGTAATGTAAAATCTATTGCCCTCTGAATTATATCTCCAAGAGCTTTATTATCCTCTACTCTTTCTGGTAATATGTATCCTACACCTTCTATTGTTCCTAATCTTAAACCAAAGTCATTTCCGATTAGTTTAATAATTCTTTCCATAGTGGTTCCAGTTAACACATATGTTTCATTATTCTTTAAATAACGTAATTGGTCATATGCTGTAACATTAACTTCATTACCCTTTGGTTCTGTACTAAATACATATCCAAAGAATTTTCCTTTTTTCTTACCTTGTTCCGTTACTGTTAAACTAACTGTACTACCCATTGGAATTCTTATTTTCTGTTTATTAGTATCAATAGAAAAAGAACACTTACCAGCAGAGCTATCTATGGGTTTACTTGTACTTATTGATTTACTTATATTTGATAAATCGTATATAGTTCCATCTTCAGAACTTTGTACTATTAACTCAAGACTGTCATACTTCATAAGTGTTCCTCCTAACTAGGTATCGATAGAATCTGACCTGGTCTAATTAGATTTGGATTGCCTCCTATGATACTCTTATTATTATTATATGTGTAGATTTCTCTCCATCTACTACCATCACCTAGCAACTTCTGTGCTATTTTCCATAGAGAATCCCCACTTACAACTGTATAAGTTTTAGGTGTAGGTTTCTCAACTGACCTATTACTATTTGTATTAGTAACTGATGCAGATGCTACTTTTTGAATTGTACTATCAACTGTAGTATAACCATTACGACTGGCTTTTAATACTCTAATATTATGTTCTTTATATTCTTTTAATTCTAAAGAATAATCTACATCATCTGTACCATATTGGTAGGTATACTCAAAGTTTTCTATACTAACCAACATATTTATATCTATATCTGTTATAATCAATCTAAATGGTTCTCTTGCTGTTTTAATATCTTCAAAGAACTTAATATAGAAATCAGGTCCTTCGAAATCACCACCTGTATTGATATATAATTCATTGTTATAACGTTTAGGGAAAAAGGAACTAACAGTTAGTCCCTTTAATTCTGGAAACCCTAAATCATTTATTTGACCTTGTCCAACAGTATCAGAAGTACTATTACTAACGGCTCCACTAATAGTTATATCTTCTGGATTTACTGGTAATTGAACCAATCTATCTTTATACTTAGCAAATAAGCTTATCATATTAGCCCTCCTCTACTACATATAACTCTGCCAACTCTTCATTCATCATCTTAGTTATAGCATCTTTAACTTGGTTAACATCTGCTGTTTCCTTAATGTCTCCGAATTCAATGTTAACATTTGGTGTTATATGTTTATAATTTAGCATGTATTCTCTTGTTGCTATATCTTTAAGCATTTTCAAATCTTCATCTGAAATATCTACTTCTTTATCACTATTTTTCTTAACATCAACTGGTACATTTCCGTTTGGATCTATCATTGAAGCCATATCAAATCCGTTTCCATAATCTTGACCTTGTCCTAAACTTCCTAAAGTATCCCCTAGTAATTTACTTGGATCAAAACTTCCAATGGCATTATCAATCTTCTCTGCAATTCCATCTCCCCACGCTGCACCTTGTTTGAAGGCATCACTAGCCCAACCATCTTGGAATGTATCGAATGTATTCATACCTTTATTGAATTCATCCATTAAACTCTTATATTCTTCTTTACTATCTTCGGCTTCTTTTGCTTTATTAGCATAATCTTTAGCCTTGGAAGTAATTCCGCTATAATCTATATCCACGAATGGTAACTTATTTAATGCTTTACATATACCCTCAACCACAGTTAATGCTGTACTTAACATTCCATAGAACCAAGATTTAATATTAAGAATGGTATTCTTAAATGCTGTTCCAATATTGCTAGCACAAGCTTTCAATACGTTCCATATTCCAAGACCAATATTTGCTACTACCAATCCTAAGTTTTTAAAGAATTGAATTACTACATTAACACCACCGGCTATCATTCCTAATCCACTGTTGGCTACCTTTGTAGTTTTACCTATCCATTGTAATACTAGATAGATTACTGCAATCAATGCTATTATCAATACTATTATCCAAACTATTGGACAAGCATACATGGCACTATTTAAAGCCCATTGTGCTATATTCCAAATAGCCATTACCCCAGCAACTACTGCAATCATTACTGCTAATGTTGTTAGAATACTATTTGTTTGTTGGAATACGTAATAGCCAAGTGCCAATGCCCCAATAACCAATATCATTTGTGAATGTGCTAATAACCAAGCACCGGCTTGTTTCAATAATGCTACTGTTAGTAATGCTACATCTTTAACCATTGTAACACCCATATAAACACCTATACCAAATAGCAATGCCTTAATCAATGGTAAATGGTTTTGGCACCAATCATAGATACTAGTACCTACTCCTAATAACCAAGCAATTCCATCTCCTATCAATCCAATTCCGTTTATGATTACATTAACCATAGATTGGAACTGCGGACTATTTAATAGATTACTAATCTTATCTGCCACTGGTTGTAATGTTTTTTGTGCATTATTTTGAATACTGGTCATTGCATCTGCGAATGTTTTTGGCATTTGTTCATATTTTTGATTGATTTCATCTGCTGAACTAAATAAAGCATTCTTAATTATATCTGAAGTAATAACACCTTCACTAGATAGTTCTTTCAACTCACCTTTTGATTTACCCATATACTTAGCAATAGCATCTGCTAACATTGGTGCGTTTTCCATAATACTACGGAATTCATCACCTTGTAGTTTTCCTGCTGCCATCGCTTGCGTTAACTGATATGTTGCTGTACTAATCTCTTGATTAGATGCCCCGGATACTTTAAATGATTTATTCATCATTTCACTAAATGCTATCATTTCATCATTTGATTTAAAAGCATCACCTGCTAATAATCCTAACTTAGCAACTGATTTAGTCATATCATCATAAGAACCTCTTGACCTTTGTGATGCCGCAAATATCTTATCCTGTAATTCTTCAGTGGTTTGTAAACCATCATTCATAAGATTTAATCTTGCTTTATTAAGTGCTAAATTATCTGAATAATCTAATCCTGCCTTTACCGCAGCTCCTACTTTTTGTGCTAATTCCAATCCTTGATTGAATACTGTTATTCTAGCACCCCATTTACCAAGACCACTTTCAACCCCACTACTGTTGGATTTTATCTTATTGGTATTCTTAGCAACGGTATCAACTGCTTTTGCTTGATTTAAAATCTTATTAGTTAATTGATCTGAAGTTTTAATTAACCTCTTCTTGGCATCTTCAATCTTTTCAACTTTCTTACGATTTCTATCAATTGCTTTTTCATTAGCATTCTCAGCACTTAGTTGTTTCTTAATAGCATCTCTAACTTTATTTTGTTTAGCCTGCATTTGTTCAATTTTAGCATTGACTGTGTCTTGCATTGTGGTTAAGGAACGGTATTGATTAACTGCATTGTACAAGTTTGAATTTAAACCACCAGTTCCAAACTTTGGAGTTTTGGCATTTAATGTATCCGCTTGTTTAATAACTTGGTCTAAACTTTTAGATACACTATTCAATGTACTTGTAGCATTATCTTGCATCTTGAAGGTACTACTAATTGTTGCCATATCATTACCTCCTTATCTTGTACGCACTATTTTTTCTTTCTACTTGCCTTCTTCACCGCATTGGATTCCTTCTTCTTTTCTTTTTGATATTCATCTATAAAGGCAATAATTAAGGCCTTCTCTTTTACCGGTAAATTGGCAAATTCGGAAGGCCTCATATGTATCTTATGGAAAGCGAAGTATGCGTACATCGTTTCGCCATCACCTTCCTCAATTAGTTTTTTGCTGCTTCTATTTCTTCATTGATATCTGTATCAAATCCAGAAACCTTAGTAACTTGGTTTCCTAATTCAACTATTTCCCCTGCTAGCAATGTTTTACTAACTGCTTGCTCTGGTGTTTGTACTCCTAATTGTTTTAAGAAATCTGCATCTTTGAAATCTGGATCAATACAATGATTTATAATACATAGTAAATTGAATTTACCACTATCAAAGATTGTTTCTTTCTTTCTTCCATTAACATTTATAGTAGTACATTGTTTTTGATATTTACCAAATTCATCTCCTGTCATTGGTCTAATCTTAAACTTTAGTAAGTTTCCTTCTTTATCCTTAAATCTTGGACTAATTGGAACCTCCACTTCTTTTCCTACTATATCTGAATTTTCAACTAAGAACTCTTTTAATGCTGACATATAATATTCTCCCTCCTTATTTGCCATTTATTTCGGCATATTTAGTAAGAAAGGTCTTAACCGATAATTTATATTGATTAGGACCTAAACTTACCAATCTACCTCGGTTCTGCTACTTGTTTTGACTAATCTGAATAAACTGGATTACCAAAACTATCTAATATATCGAAATCACTGAATGTGAAATCCATATCTTCATCTAATGCATCTGATTCAACATCGAACTTAACTAGATTTACACTATCAATAACGCAATCGTATAATACAACTGTTTGTTTACCAATAGAAGTACCTTTATCTTCGTTAGTTACTACTAACTTAAATGCTGGTAATACTCCTTCTTTGGCATATTTTAATAGCATATTTCTAAACATTGTAGTTACGTAATAGATTGTCATAGAACCACTACCAGACCATCCAGTAGCTTTATTTTGAACTCCACGTTTACCCATTACTTTAACTTCTGATTTATTAAGTTCGGCTGTTGCTTCAATAGATTTAGCATAGAAGAACTCTTCAACCTTGCCATCTATTTCAATATAGGCAACGGCTTCGCTTCCTGCTGGAATATCACTAGCTCTTAATGTTTTCATCTACAACATCTCCTTTCTTAATTATTTAACGTTTACTACCATATATAACTTATCAACACTGTAAGTTGGTTGGATATAGATTTCTGAATAGAATGAATCTACTTGCTCACCAGCTTCAACTAATACATCTTCTGCACTGTTAAAGTTAATGATTGCCCCACTTGCTTGTAAGTTAGATAGATAACTAATTATACTTGTTTTGAATAAAGCTTGACCAGTACTATCATTGTTAACCTTACCAACATAGTTTTGTTCGAAATCCAATGCTATATGGTTTGCTACTGAATCTAGTAATCTTACTACTTTGTTTTCTTTAAATGCTGCTGTTACTTCATCTCTTAATGTTACTAATGTATTGATATCTTTTTCAATTACTATAGCACCATCTCTACGTTTACTTATAATTAAGTATCCTTGTGTGATTAGTGATTCTATATCATCTTCTAAAACATCGTTAGTAATTTCTACTGCGTTAGTAACTATTTTATATGTATTTGATTCTGTAATATCAGCACCTGCTGTAGCACCTGCTACCCATACTACAAATTCTTCACCACTTAATTCTGAACCATCTGTATACTTAACACCTTGTCCATTAGTACTAATAATACCTTCGTAATTAGCTGCCACAAAGTTATTTATAACTGCTTGGCATTTAATTCCTCTAGTTTCCCTCATTTCTTGAATGAATTCCCTAATAGAAATTCCTGTAAAGAATGAAGCTCCTGAACTAAAGTTATATGCTGCTAATGTATCAAATTGTTCATTTTTTAATAATGCTAAGTAAGCATCGTAATCTGAAGTTTGGAATGTTCCATTTTCACCACCAGTAAGTAATGTATTAACTACTTCTGCTGTAATAACTCCAGTTCCTTCAAATTCTACAAAATCGTTAGCAACTAATTTTTCTAAATTGTCAATTATTTGTGAATCTTTTTGTGTACTTCCAAGATATGTATTAACTGCATATCCATTATTGTACATCTGTTTAATTGCTACACTAATTTTATTACCGGCAGTACCAGTATACTTAGCTGTAACTTTTAAATTAGCTTCACCAACTGTTAATGTTGCTGCGGCTTTCTTACCACCTTTACTACCACGATATAGTAATAAAGTATGGGCGTTTTCTAATGCTGCTTTTACTAATTTAGCATCACTAGAATAAATATTTGCACCAATTAGTTTTTCTAGGTTATTATTATATAAATCGCTAACGGTAAGCTTAATTAGTTCACCCTCAGGTCCCCAGTTAATAGGTGCTGCAAAAGTAACTACACCACGACTACCTACTATATTATCCTCAGATGGAACACCTTGGAATTTAATATAGGCACCAGGTCTAATCTTATTTTGACTTTGAAATACTCCTCCAGCCATATTATTTTTCCTCCTTTTCATTATTTATTATATGTTCTACCAAAGTATTACTTTTTACTTTATCTACTTGAACATATTCGACTGTTCTTATAGGAAAGTTTATTTGGAATAGTAGTACTCCATCACTAACTGTAACTTCTATACCATTTATTCTATTAAACTTACTATAAACTTTATTATCTTTGATATTTACTATTTCTAAATAATTAAATATCTGTTTCAATTCATCAATCTTATCATTGATATCCTTAATTTTATTATTCTTCTCTGCCGTAAAGTATTTGATAACATATCTGTAAGTATTATCTACTAACTTATATTGATTACCAGTATATCCTTTACGACTGATATCATCTATCCTACTTACGTGAAATGAAGGTTTTTCGAATCCTTGTTCTATTTCTTCATCATAGTATTTATATGAATCACCGAAGGCTTGTTTTAATTGATAAACTATAGAACCTCTAATAATATTTTCAGTAATTTCTATATTCATCTATAATCCACTCTCCTTTACCCATTCATTAAATAACTTTTTCCATACCCTTGACATTTCTGCTTTTACCTCATCTGTGGCAATTGTTAGCATCCAATGTCCTTCTACCCAACTAGTACGGTACCTAGTAAAATGACCAAACTCAACATATGAAGCATAACTTTCTGCTGAACCATTGTCCCTAGCATCATTATATACGGTTATTTGTAAAGTATTACCTAAGTTTTCCACTTTGGTAACTTTATAACTTCTTCTTAATCTACCAGTATCTACTGGTGTATTTGGAATAGCCCTTTGTATAACCATATTTGCTAAAGTAGTAAGGAATTTATATTCAAAGTTTCTAAGTTTTGGAATAGCATTCTGAACATTTTTCTTATATTCTTCTACTCCTTTTATATTTACTTTGAATTTAATAGTTCCTGTACTAGCCATTAGTTCTCCTCTTCTATTTGAATTGGTATTTCTTGGTGTGTTCCGAATCTATTTGGTTCCCCACATATACCTTCTACTAACTGTTTAATTCCACTAGCTTTATCTGTACGATAACCACTAATGTAATCTCCTGCTAGTATATTATTATCTAAATCGGTAAATACTACTACCTGCTTTAGAACTGGCATATATGTTTCATTACTATCTGATGGATTATCCTTTTCACTAAAACTAAACTTACAAGGAATATCTTTATAGACTTCCTCTCTACCATTTGGTTTAGTGGCACCATATTGGTCTTTGGTTTGTTTTAGTCTAGTAATAGTACAAGTATCATCATACATATATACATTCAATAATTTACCAAAAGGTCTAATATTAACAGCCATCTAAACCATCCCCACAACCAGCAGCAACCTTACGGAATGCTTGTAATTGTTTGGCAAAACTATTTAGTATAGCATCATCATTAGAATTGGTTTTATATCCTGTATCTAATGTATCATTAGCATTTCCACTATCTACGGTAATAGTAGTATCACCGGATTTAATGCTAGTGACCCTTTTATTTAATTCTTCTTCAGACATGGTATCAATTTTAAATAAGGATTCATCAATGTTCTTTAATATTTCAATAGCTATATCAGCCCATATGTAATATGCCTCTTTAGGTATATCTCTTCTATGGCAATATGCTTGTATCTTAGTTTTAGCTTGTGCTAATATAAACTTCTTATCTTCATCAGTAACTTTATTATACTTGTCAGTTAGAAGTTTCTTTAACTTATAATCTAAGATTTCTTCAATTTTCATATTAGCACCTCCTTGCTAACTATTCATTTATAATTTTTTCTAGGAATGATTCATCTTCGTTTTCATTAGGTTCACCATCATCTATATCTTCTGGTTCTTCCTCTTCTTCGCCATCTAATTCAGAATCTTCATCTTCTAATTCCTCTTCACCATCTTCTAACTCTTCATCTTCGTTTTCTTCTGGTTCTAATTCCTTAGCTTTTAATTCTTCTTCCTTAGCTTTCTTTTCTGCTTCATCTAAAGCTTTTTGAAGTTTGGCTTTTCCCATTTGTGGAGCCATATCAATATTGTACTTCTCTTTTAACTCTTTAGATAATTCTGAAGCAGTTTTATCTTCTTTCTCTATTTCTTTAACAGGCTCTTTACCAATAGGTACTTCTAATCCTGCCTCATAGAGTTTACCATTATGTTTAACCGCAAACGGAAATCTCATAGAATTCTCCTCCTTCTTAATTTATATAAATAAAGGAAGGTATCTTGCAACCCTCCTCTATTTGGACTACGCTGCAACTTTCATTGTAGCAACTTCGTTCATTCTCTCGAATGAAGGTAATACGATCTCAGAAACTATAGTTTCTTTATTAACTGGATGTGGTATATTGATTGTAGTAACCGCTACACCTGTTTCTACTATAGAAACATCTCCATTAAAGTTCATAGATTGTAAATCTGCTTCCTCTGGTGTAGTTCCATAGTAAGTATTACCAATTGTACTAGCTGGTAATAAAGTAATGTAGTTATCTGGATAGAAGTTTTGTGTTGCCCCTGTTTCTGTTTTGAATTTCTTATCATAGATTGCAACTGTTAGACCTAGTTCGCTTAATAGTAAGCTTTTAAGTTCTGCATCTCTGACTAAGTTTAATCCACCAGCAAGTGGGTTTAATGCAATTTTGATAGATTTATTTTGTAGTAAGTAATTCCAAGTTTTTTGAGTCATTATTGCTCTTGTTGGTTTTACCCCTGTTAAATCTACTATTTTTTGTTGCATTGATCTGATATCTTCCATTGGTGTACTATTAGTTAAGTCTGACCATAGTGAAGTACCACTCATTTCTAAATAATTATTTTTCTTCCATTCACCATCTACATCGTAATTATATGTATAGTCTACATTGTTTGCTACTATACTAATACCACCAGTTACTAATAACTGCATTCTCATTCTTTCACTTTGAATTAAGGCACCTTCAATCAATTGTGCCCTATCATCAAATATTTCTGAGATAATAGAACTATATAAGTTTTGGTTATCGTTTTCACGGAATCTTAATAATTCTTGTCTATCTCTTTCTTTAATTGTCATTGCTTCTCTAAAGAATGGCATTTCTGTTTCAATCTTTTTAACACCAATTCTATCTCTTACTGTTGCTTTAGTATCGAAATGACTTGGTTTTAATGCAATAGGTAATCCTTTATAACCTTTAATCCAAGCAAGGTCTAATCCCATTTTCTTTTTAGCTGGGAATAATCCTTCACCAAGATAAGGAATACGATTACTTACTGTTTCTTGCCAATATGTTGTTAATGCCTTTGCACTAACTAAATCCATAATTGAATTCATCTTTTATTCCTCCTCTTTCTAATTTATTACTTCAATTAAGCACCAGGTGCTGCTTTAACATCAGCGAAATAATCTAAATCATCATCTGTCATAAAGATTATTCCTTTTAATGCTAACATAGCATCATCTGAAATAGTAACTCCTGTATTTTTTTCAATCTTTTTCTTATCTAATGTACCACGGTAAACTCCAGCACCTGCTGCATCACCATAAGTTACATCGATATCTTTTAATAAAACATATCTAACTGTTTTATCATTAGCTATCTTACCTTCTTTAGTTAGTAATGAACCTGCTTTAACAATTTTCTTACCAGTTTTTGTATCTGCAGTAACACCTTCATCACTTACCATAATAGGTCTAGCTGTATATGGATCTAGATTGAATAAAATATCAATGCTTGTACCATATTCTGTTTGAATAACTTTCATAGTTCTTTCCTCCTTTTCTATTATTCACCAAAGTATACACTTTCTGCTGAACTCTTAATTGCTTCATTATGGTTTGATGCTAATGATTTAGCAAATAATTCTGCTTTACTTAAGTTTCCAGCAGGTGCCCCTTCACCTTCTTTTGGTGTAGCACCTTTTATGTAAGATTGTGCATTTTGGTTTTGATTATTATTTGAACCATTATCTTCTGGAATGAATAAATAACTATCTGTTTTCTTTAAACTTGCTAGTTGTTCTTTCAATCCTGATTTAACTTTGCCATTATCATCCATTACTATCTCATCTAATTTTAATTGACTCATAGTAATATCTGCATTGTGAACTTTTCCTATAAGTTCCATCTTAATAGCATTTGATTTACGCTCTGCTGCTAAGTCTGCATCAGCTTTCTCTTTTGCTTCCTTATTTGCTTTTTGTAAATCTTGGATAGTCTTCTTTAAGTCCTCATTAGATTCATTGTCATTTTTCAATTTATCTAATTGACCATCCCTTTCCTTAATAGTCTCATTCGCTTGTTTTAATTCCTTATTGACTTCATTGAATCTCTCTTTGGTTACATAGACTCCATCAACTACATCGCCGAAATTATCAACAACCTTTTGAGCTAATTCTTCTGATAGTCCTAACTTAACTAACTTATCCTTCATAATAAATTCTCCTCTCCTTTACTATTCCGCTTTTTTCCGAGGTAAGCGATATGGTAAAACCATCCTCGAATAAAGTCTAGAATCATTTATCATTTATATTATATGATATTTATTTCCATTTGACTTTTATACCTTTTCTGCTAAGCAGTTTAGATAATTCAATAGTTTTATACTCCTTCGGTATTTCTATTTGGTATATATCTTTTAGTTTAATACCACCAAATATTTGTACCTCTGGATATGTATATAATCCTTTTAAACCATTATCTCTAATATCAAGGTAATCCCCAATATACCCACTATATAGTTTTAAGTCGGTTAATTTTGATGGATATACCAATGAACTTTTATCTAAAGAATCCCCAATGGTAATAGTACTCTTTTTCTTTACTTTATTTTTCAATACTATTTTTATATCACCATACATAGAAACCTTTACACCTGTTATACCATTTTCTAAATCTTCATTACTTAGATATCCATAAATTGGTCTAACATTTGCGCCAGCATCCTCAGGTATACCAAATAGATCTTTCTCAGTTTCTCTTCTTCTGGCTTCTATAAAGTTATGTATTTTATCTATTTCAAATCCATTAACTATTTTACCACTTTTTAGTATTTCTTCTAAATCCTCTAGTTTAACCCTTATAGCAACCTCATTATTTGGATCTTCCATTAGTTTCTTTATTTCTTCAAATAACTTATCTAATTCTTCAGCAGTTATTTCACCTTTATCTTCATAATGTTTAATATCTCTAGCATTTCTTGTTTTAGTCCATTCTAGATATTCTCTATCTATCTCATATCCGGTTATATCAGAAATACTCTTATCTGGTATACTATATGAAGTAGTAGGGCTATTTATTTGAATTGCCTTAGTTAAGTTTCTTAATGTATTTTTAGTACTTACTAATGCCTCTGCTTGTTCTTTATCCCCTAACTCTTCCTCTAAATATTCCATATAAGTTCTATTCTTACCTTTAGCAGATTTATTAGTATCTTTATCCCTATATACTCTAGTATCTGGAACATTGTCTTCATAATATGGACTAATAACACTTCGGCAATATGGATGTAATGGTGGTACATTTAATCCTATCTTAGCATCTTCTATATCAAATATCTCTCCATCCATTGCCCTACATATCTCTGATGTTCTCATATCTAATGTAGCAACAAAGATTAGTTTTTCTACCCCCGTCTCTCTATAATATGCTAATGAACCTTCATTATCCATTCTTGCTGATTCTGTCATTATTAGTCTTTTAGCATTAGATTTACTAGTATCCATTCTCTTAGATAACTTATCCGCCATCTTATCAAAGTTTTCACCTGTTGCTAATCCTTTGATAACTATATCATCTAACGCTTTAACTAATTTCTCTTTATCTTTCCATATTAACTCACTGAAATTACCTCCACCGGACCAATTCTCTTTTAATAATGCTTCAATTCTATCTTTACTTACTTTAGCAAAGGTTTCATCGTTATTATTACTATACTGTGCATAATAATTACTAGTAGTATATATCTTCTCAAGGAATTTACCACCTGTTTCTTCCATATCAATATCATATACCACTTTCCTATACTCAGTTCTTAATTGATCTAATACTGAATGATTATGCATAAGACTTTGATTTAGTAAATAAGATTTCCATTTAGTACTATCTTCTTTTGCCTTACTAATATAGTCCATAACATCTTTCTTATATTCAGTTTCCATTGCTTTAGGTAATTTCTTATATGCTTCATCTAATGTTAAACCATTTGCTTTAGCATATCTAGCATAGACTTTACCTAATTTATCCTCAATGTCTTTATTGGCTTGGTCATATATCGCTGAAATACGCTTAACATAGTCTTCTTCATTCTCGACTATGTTAAGTTTGTTTTCCAGTGCCCTTCTTTCCCAGTAATTGCTATTACTTTGGATTGCCTTCCTTATTTCTTCTGAGTTCATCTAATACCTCCTAACTATTGGTATTACTTTTAGCTTTCTGTGATTTACTATCATCCTTACTACTTGTTACTTTTGGTAATGTACTACCAAAACCTTGATTACCATATAATTGCATCTGTTTTTCCATTTCTGCATCTTCTGCTTCTCTCTGTCTTTCGATAGCATCTTCTACTTCAGTGACATCATCTACGAATGGATGCTTTGGTAATAAGATTTCATCTGGTATCATATCCCTTGAACTATTTATCATACTAATTAGTTCTGACTCATTTATTATATTAGTTTTATTGTATTCGAATGTTACCTCTACATTACTATAATCTTGTCCACCCTTGGCTCTAATATCATAATCTATAAACCATAATAACCATTCAAAGAATACATCCATTTCTTGTTTTAGTTCATTTAGATCTAGATCTAGGTCTGAATATAAGAATTTTAATCCTACACCACTCTTATCTCCAGTTTTATCAGATTGCATATCTACCCCGCCACCATCTTCGTAGGCATCTTTTCTAATTCTATCTAATAATTCACCGAATGTAGTTCCATCGAAAGTAGTATCTAATGAACCAACATCCCCATCTGGATCTACTAATACAGCTCTATACTTAGCAATATTTGCTGTTAACTCTGCTAAATCTGCCCCAGCATAACCTTTGAAGTACTTAATGGCATTTGGTATATCTATTACTATATCCACCATAGCACTTAATAGTGTCTCATAACTATCTTGTTGGCTTTTTATGTATTTAAGTAATGATGTTTCTTCTTGATTATACTTTAATGGTATCCACGGTATTCTATCCCAAACCATTTGTTGTGGTTCGAATACTATATTACCATTTTCATCTAACTTATATGTGGTTTCTATTACCTCACCATCATCATTTTTTATTTCTTCTGTTTGCGGAACCATTAAAGTAAAGTTACCTTCTTCTACTGGTCTTTCTTTATCTCTAACGAATCCTTTATCTTCTTTAACGTAATGAATTACTCCACTAGAACTATAATAATCGGCATAAGTAACTGTTTTACTCTTATCACCTTCATATATAGCAATTTCATAGTAATGTATTAACTGTGCTATTTTAGTATGTTCTCTATCAGCCCAGAATACTTTTACTTGATTACCAGGTACCCTTCTAAATTGTAATTCACCATTCTCATCATAATAGGCATTTAACCAATGTATGCCTTCCTTAATTGCTTCCTTACAAGTATTATATATTTTTCTATACATAAACTTTGTGAAGTAAACATCTTCTAATAACTTCTTATAGTTATCATCATCAGTCTTTATACTGTATGGTTTACCTAGTAATGTATTAACCTTTTGTCTAGTTAACTTACGCATAATATTCTTATGCATCTTGGCATTAGATAATTTATCATTGACAGTAGCATCTGTACCGCAATGGTCATATCTTTTCTTATCATCTATTTTTGAATCATTATTGTAATACTTAATACCTTCAAGCATTAGTTTACGCTCATCACTATTATTAAATTCATCATATATAGTTTGTACTAATTTATCTACTTCTATCTTATTAGCACTAACGTTATATGTTTCAATAGTGTCTATCTTTTCTGGTTGGTCTAAGTATACTATTTGATTACCGCCAAGATTGTTGTTAATCATAGAGCTACTTTTCTTCTTTGACATGTTCTTCCTCCTTTTCCATTACATTATCTATTATATGTTTCGCATTTCTTGCATTCACCTTCACAAAGAGTTCTTAATTCCAATATTACTGATTCCAAATACTCTACATCTTGGATATATTGTTGTTTAGGAACTACTTCTTCATAAGTTTGTTGAATGCTGTCATACATACCATAGTAATAGTTTCTTTCGTAAGTTAATTCTTCTATTTCATTATCCTTAGTTTGTACTACATTGGTTAAATCTTCAGATATAGCCATTAGCATAACATTGAACACTATTGATAATAAAGATACTATTATAAATAGCACTAAAGATCCTAGAACTATTTCAAACTTATTTCTTACGAACCAATCTTTTACCTTTGCCATCTCCATCCCTCCTCTCTTTATTATTACCTAAAGAATTAAGTTCATCTCTATATTGTCTTAATTCCTTCTTGGCTACCTTTATAAGCTCATTTCTGATATAAATCAACCTCTTTAACTCCTTTTCCCTTTCCTGCTCCTCCCTTGTCACATCAATCAAACCTTCCTTCCATAAATTCTATATAACCTTCATCAAATAAATCTTTATAAAATTGTGTGTGGACTTCCATAAATGGACTTTCCCCCATTGGTGTTATTAAATGTAATTCCCTAGTCTTCTTACCAACTAATAATATTATGTCCTCATCTATTGGTTTAGCATAGTATTTAGATGGTTTCTTGGTATCTATGTAAAATCCATACTTATTAGTTAGTTCTTTAAATTCCTTCCACTTATCCTCTTTAATAAATGCTCTCATAACTAATCCTCCTTAAATATAAATGACGTATACCTCTTTAAGTATTTTATGTCTAATCTATATCTTTTATTTTTATGTAAGAACCATATTCTATCTACTTTGCCGTAATATATGGTTTCACCTTGATGCGTTTCTTTTAATTGATCTAAGAATTTACCTATATCTGTATTAGTTAGATCACTATTGTTAATTATTAACTGCCTCATTTTACTTTCCTCCTTACCATTTCCTTAGGACGTAACCACTTTTCTTCTAGTATGTCGTTGTTTTTCACTATAGCAAAACGACTAATATTAGTACTTTCTTCGAAGTTCCTCATAATAGACTTGTATAAATCCACGTTGTTTCCCTCGCATAATACTACTATTTCATTGGTTTTCCTCATCTCTGCTATGAATTTTATATCCATAAATACCTCCTTATCGGCATTTTTGCCCCTAGCAAAACGTTAAAATCTAAAGGTTCTAACTCTAATTCCTTCTGTGGCATATCTTAAAGCATCCATTAAATGATTAAACTCATCTATTGGTTCATTTAATAACTTCTCTGTATCTTTATCCTTCTTCCATACATAGTTATTAAGTTCTATAATAGTATTTTCACAATTAGGACTAACTATAATCTTATAATCCTTTAATCTACCTATACCTTGTCTAATACTATCTTTACCTTTTAATGCTGCTACTGCTCTAGTAATACCATAGTATTTTAACTCATCTATACTCTTTGGTTCTGCCGAATCACATCGGATTACTTCTTTGTTATAACCCTTATACTTCAGCATATTTGCTAGCATTAAGTTAGTTTGTCCTACTTTATAGAATTCATCAAATATCCAAATACGCATATTCTTTTCGTCTACTATACAACTAATTAACGCTGCCACATCATTTGTGTAACCAAAGTCTAATCCAAATCTTATCTTTAAATCTGTTTTACCATTTATATTAACTGATTTCTTTATTATTTCCTTATAATCAAAATCCATAATAGTCCAATTTCTAAAGATTTGTCCTTCTGATATACCCCAGTTTCCAAGACCTTCTATTTGGAATGCTATTGGATTATTAACTCTAGTTAAATTAAATAGATCTAAGTCATCTTGGTCTAAGAATTCATTACAAGCATATATAGTAGTTCCTACGAATATACTTTGTTTAGGATTACTAGCCCATTTATTTATCTTCTTACGTTTTCCATTATTATATTCGTCTAATTCATCCTCATTTATATTAACATCTGGACATTTATCAAAGAATCTTCTCTTTAGCCAACTCTTATCTGACCAAGCATTAAATGTAAATGTTATTTGCTTCCATAAACCATGTTCTGATAATTCACTGCCATCTGGCATCTTACCACGGATAGATTTATCTACTTTATCGAAGTCTGATTCTGATTCTATTTGGAATGCCTCTTCGAACCAAGCCCAACAAAGAACACCTACACCAACTGAAAAGGAAGTAATATTCAATGGATCATCAAATCCTCTAAAGAATATCTTCTGTCCTGTACTTTTCCTTGTTATAGTTAATTCTCCACTATCTGAATCACTATATAACCAATCTGATTTTACTCCTAATCTATTTATAGCCCATATCAAATCATTTCTAGTAGAAGTTTTATGTGTATTTAACCTTTTCCTTATTACCACTAGATTAGCCATTGGATATTCCATCATATTGCTTATATAGAATAATGCCGTAACTTTACTCTTTTTACTACCACGGCTACCTTTAACTACTCTATAACGTTCTCTACTATACCAGAAAGGTTCGTATTCCCTTCCTATGACCTTGTTTAAATCCACAACTTTCTCTTTGGTCTTATCTTCTAACTGCTTACTACTTCTACTTATTACATTATATGGGGAACTCTGTTTCCTACTATAGAAATTACGGATATCACTATATATAGCATCTACCATTTTATTATCTCCCCTCTACCTTATTATTTAGTTAATCCTTTTCTTTTAGGATATTATCGTTATACTATATTCTTATATCTTTATATACCTTTTCTTTTATCCTTTTCTTTATTATTATATTAGTTTATTATATATTTTTATAATATCATTATAATATCATCTTTCCCCACGCGATTACGTTACTTTTTAGACAAAAAAAAATAGGTATGGCTAAGCACTACCACCATACCTTTGAAAGGTTTTACACTTCAACTTATCTAACGAGTTTAGAAAGGAGTTAGATAAATGAATATATCATTGTGGAGTGGGTTGGATTTGAACCAACATATATTCCTGTACTAGCAAATATATTCTATATCACCATCCCGGTAATATCCACTCCATATTGAACCTTCGACAGAGATTTGAACTCTGATACTCTTACTATATACTTGTCGACCTTATTTTCTATAGTAATCATAGATGCCCCTTCTTTCGGCGACCCACTTTCCCTAGCTCATTAGTAATTTAACTAGTTTTATTACTAATACTTAGTTCTGTATCCACTTACTCCTAGCATCCGAAGGATATATTCGGGCACCACATTTTTATTGGCTGTGTTTCCTGGCTCCCCACCAAACCAATCGCTTGGTAACTTGGTTCGTTTTTATTTGGATCATCTTGGAATAGTTCACCACTCCTATTCCTCACGGCGTACGGACATATTACGAACCTTGCAAACTCCGCACCGGTAGCCTATGTTTCTTTGTTTATATTGTTATCTATTATTTCGAACTAATACAATAACCTTATAACCAACTGATACTTTCAACAGTGTTCCTTGTAAGAATTGAACTTACCTTATATTTGCCACCAGACTCGGAACATATTAAATTGGGAAAGGATGGTACCCCTATTACTTTAGCCTTTTTACCATAGTATACTTTATGTTTATAAGCACCATTACTACTATGAACCAATGTATTTATTATTATATGTTAGTATGGATAACTTTCATCTGGATGGAAATCTATTTCTGAATAGAATAATTGCTTCCACTCTTCACATTCCATCTTCTTGATATATAACTCTTGATTTCTTTCTATTAAAGTATTGAAAGTATCTTCCTTCTCTACTTTTAATGCTGATAATTCCTCTTTTAACTTAGTATTTTCTTTAGTTAAACTATTTATATTAACTAATAATACTATACTAAGTATTATGGTAAGGAATACCCAAACCCCGGATATCCTTAACCATTCCAATAAATACTTCTTCATTATTGTTTAGGACCAAACACTGTATATACTAGATTACCAACACATTCATTAAAGTTATGTGCTTGTTTATCTATTACATCTCTAAGTTGTTTGTTCTCCTGTTCCATATAATAAATCTTTTGAGTTAAATCATTGCACTTTTGTTCCAATTCCTTTGTTGCTATATTTATTTGTTCTTCTACTGATGGTTCTGGAATTGAACTAAATTGTTCTTCCGGTATTTTAGGAAAGTTATCTGATAACTCTTCTATTTCTTCAATACCTAAAGTATCCACATTAACTTCTTTTAATTCACTACTCTTCTTCTTCGCCATCTTCATCTTCCTCCAAATATTGTTTTGCCACTTCTTCAAGGAATTTCGCAACACCAGGATTTCTTTCTCCTAATAATTCTTTTAATGCTGTGGCAGTTCCGCAAATTAACATTAACATCAAATCATTTAATTTACCATTTGTATCAACTTCGCAATTAAAACCATTT